TTTTAGATGCTATAATAGACTCAGATGCCGATTCAATGCCATATTTACTATTTAAATACTCTTTAGCATCTTGTTGTTCATCAAGTATAGATTGACACATACCATGGATTAGTCCTAAATTGTAAAGAATCAATGACTGATCTTGACCAGGTTCAAAAGTTGAAAGCTCATGAATTTTGGTAATGGTTAAGTTAAGGTTTGACATTTGTTTTTCTCCTCCAATGATTAAATTGCAAATGTGTGTTTACAATACTTACAAACTATATAATGTGTTATGTCACTCTTCTTAAAACGTCCTAATTCTTCGTCAGTTGTTTTTATAACCTGATTACAATTAGGACAATATAAATTAATATAATGAGGTTTATTTCCTGGTGCATAAAGATTACTTTTCTTTATCAATATTATCCTCCTTCATAACCAGATTAAGAACATCAGCAAAAGTATGTTTTGTAGAATATTTACTAAGTTTATCAAATCTTTTTGCTGCTTCGATTATCATGTTGAAAGCAGTTGCTGTGTCATTGTTGTAAGCTGTTGTTTCAGGGTCATTGGCTATTATAATATGATAACCAACACGATCAAGGTTTTTAGTTGCTATATCTATAGCCTCAGTTAGTGTCATATTACCCTCCTTTCAGATGTTAATCGCTCAAGAAATCTGCAAATGCACATAACCCTATAAATAATATAAGTACATCGGCCATAGTAAGTAAAAAAGAAATAACCATCATAAATACTCCCCACGAAAATACTAAAGTTAATACTAATAAAACAGGAATTCCAAGCATTATAATAGCTAAAACAAGTGCACCAATACACTCAAATACTTTATTCATTATCTTTATCCTCCTTTTTCATTTCTTATTCCTTTCTATACTTGTCTATAATATCAAACACTTCATTAATGGAGACATAAACTTTAGTTCCGTCACTAACTTTTTTGAGTTTATTTACATCATCTGCCACTTTATCAAGTATAGCATTTAACCACTCTCTCTTTTGTTCATTTCCTTCCTTATACTTGTTAAATATAGTAAGTACATTAGCTATTGTTTCAATATCACCGCTCATTGTCTCGATCTCAGATCTCATCTTGTCAAGCGTTTCATTAGTATTGTCTATTTCTGCTTTTGCTGTTTGTTGGGTCAATAAGAGATGCAAAATATCTGCCTGCTTGCCTAATTCCATTTTCAAGATATGAGTTTTTCCATTTACTACTCTTGAAACGCATATCGCTGACTCATCAACTAAATTATCATCAAATGTAACTGATAATCTATCTTCCATTTTTCATCCTCTCTTTAATATAATCTCTAGCGGCAAAGGTATCATTTTTTAAATCATTATATGTTGATTCATCTATGGCATATGTATATATTTTGCAATTTCTTCTGCCACTTCCACTTCTACAAAATCTCCTTGCTTCCTTAACGCCATCAGTTATTGGCGATGCAAATATAAATGCTCCATAATCATTGAAGTTGTCATCGTCAACACCTTCATATATCATAGCTCTAACACCATAATACGCTGTGCCTTTTATATTATCGTCATATGTGTCGAATTCTTCTATCATATATTCGTCACCAAACACAAGCTCTCGATTATCTAAAAACTCTTTTTCTTCTCTAACTGCACAATATAATTCAGCCTTCTTTTTATCAGTAAATACTTCACATATATGATATTCTGAATATTCACCTGTTGTTACTGCATAAATTTTCATTCATTATCCTCACTTTCTAAATTTAACTCCTGCAAGAACTTCCTAGAATCTTCCAAAAGTGCTTTAGATTCTTTTTCAATTTCTTTGAGCAAAATATTTGATATAATTGTATTTAGAAGCAATAATATAGAGAATATAAATGAAACAATTGTGAAAGCATCACTAAATGTCATTTATTATCCTCTCTTTCAGCACGGCACTCATCTTGTTTAAGAGTCCATTCATAATAGGCTTTATCAGAAGTAAGACTATCATTATATTCTGAACATTGATGATCACATCCAACACAAATACAATCTGACATTCTTTGTTCCTCTCTTTCCACTTTATATTTCGCTTTTTATTTTTTCTATCATATCAAGAAAAACAACAGTTTCGGCGAATCCTCCTATAGGAATACCTCTATTTAGTTTATCATGCTTTTCTAAAAATTCCTCGATATACTCTTCTCCGATATTCTTGGCAACCTATTTGGCACCTTCTTTTCGTAGATTGTATAAACCAAACTTCATTCTTATTTTATGTATTAAGCGCTTCATTTCTGCCCTCACTTTCTACGCTTTTTTACTTTTTTCGGAGTCCATGTAACACAACGATTGTTAGAGATGCTCCGTTCCATAAATTCTTTATCTAATACAATACAAGAAATATTTGGCCCTTTTTCTGTTACACACTTTTTACAATATCCACAATCATCACAAATCATTATTTTTACTCCTATCTTTCTTTTCTTATAAACTCCATATGCTGTTTTCCATCAACGTATTTTAATTCAGCTCTAATACATTTTAAAGGCTTATCATAGTTAGCAATATCTATATATTCTGTGAATTCGATGGCTCCTTCTTTAAGTATACAACGTGCCAAATCTATAGCTAATTGCTCTTTGACACATTCTTGATATCCTGATGGATCACGTTCAAGCCACCAGTTATCTATTGGTTTGGTTGCAATTGCCCTATTATAATTGACTTTCTGTACTTCATACCAAGGAGCGTAATTGAGTTCATCTTTTTCAAGAATATATTCTACATTGCAATAATCACACCCGTATGTAAATTGATTTATATGCTTTAACGGTGCTCCACAACATTTACATGTCATTTGTATCATTGTTTTTACTCCTATCTTATATCAAGTTATTTTTAACCCATATCTCATGTAACTTGGGTCCTTGTATAGCAATCCAATCGACCAGCGGTTCATTTGTATACCATGCACCGGGTTCAAGTTTAGCTTGCCATCCAAGACCACATTCATAAATGAAAGCATGGGTTATTTCATGTCTTAATGTTTGCTTATAACGTTCGTACCTGGTTTCGGAGTAATGTGAAGCCACTGCAAACTCTTTTTCATCTGTTAAATCTGCTAATATAATTTTTTTGGAATAGCAATCTGTATACCCATTAACAGCATTTTTTGATAATAAGTAATCATCAGTTACTTTTTTAATTTCTACAGAATATACTGATCCTAAGATGACAATTTTCTTTGGACAAGAGAATTCCAAGTTACTAGCATTATGTTGCATTATTAATTTAATAATATCATCCATTGTTAAACGAACACGGACTGATCCATTAAAAGTAGTTTTATCCACAAGATCAAATGTATTATTTTCATCAGCAAATATAGCATATAAATAGTCTCCATTTTGATTTTTAATATCTATTCTGCATTTTGATTTGTGATGTTCTGCAAAGTATGTATCAAAAAAGCATGATAAATTGTATTTGCTGCAGCAGTGTATTAACTTATTTAAATTTTCGTAATATGTACTCATGATATGTCTCCTTTATTAATAAAAAAGATAAGAGGAACCTTAAATATATAAGATTCCTCAATCCCGGCAACGTTAATGATTTAAATATTCATCCTGATCCGTATTCCATACATATTTTACACATTCCATAGAATCGTCCCAATCAGGCTCACTCTCGCATACCTCGTCCCACTTTCCTCTGATCGTTACCAGTAGTAGATCAATCAACTGTAATGGCCATGTAAATAAATTACTTATACATGCCAAAACAATTACTATTCTCCTGCTGATTTTCGAACCTTTGAAAAGTTTTAAAATCCAAGTAGCAAATTTTGCACAGATCAGTCTTATTATAGGTGTAAATACCATACTATATACCTCACTTTCCTTTTCTAAAAATAATTAATAGTTACCTATTAAAGGAACTATAAATTTTGCGGAAAAAGAAAAGAGGAACCTTAAATTTCAAGATTCCTCTAATCATAAGAAAGGAAGGATATAGGAAAACAAGACACAAGAATATATACTCGAAATTCAAATACATATTCTTATATCTTCTTTATCTATACGCACCTTTCATTATACAGAGAATAAATTTTGCGAAAAATGGAAAAATATGAAGGAACCTTAAACATTAAGATTCCTTGTTTGTCAAAGAACAATTACTAGAAATTATCCCTCACGCTGGGACTCTTTGTACTCAAGAGCTTCTTCTCTGCTCTGAAATACAATTCCATCTACAACGTAAATCTCTTCATTTCTTTCATTATTGTTTTCCATTTTAATTTCCTCCGTTTTTCTAATCCTTCATATTTAAGATAAACTTCCGTTTCGTTTATCTTATTATACAGAGAATAAATTTTGCGAAAGATGAGAAAAAATATAGTAGCAATATTTCATGCTACTATACCTTTGGTATAACGCCAGGATCATCCTCTACGAATGTTGTTACCCGGAGCAAATTTGGATCTACTCATTCCGATCTGAGTTTCATCCAGATTTTTCTCCAGCCTGTACTGCCTGTTATAATTCAAGATTGTCAGAACTGTCGGTAATACTGCGCCTAACAATGCCAGTGCAGCTGCTCCAATTTTAGCCCATCCCTCCCAACGGGAAGACTCTAATTTAGCAAGCTGCTCCTGCAATCTAGCGCGAGCATCCATTAAGTCCTTTCGATCTTTCGGATTATCACAGGCTTCAATAGCCTCATCCAGATCGTCTAAACCTTTTACAAGTTTTTCCTTTAATTCACTCTTTTTAAACATTTTCTTCATAGTCATGTTCTCCTTTCATGTTCACCTATTATATAAAGTTTATTTTCTGCGAATCGTCCGTACAAGGCTTTAAAAGTATCTATTTTGAAAAATTAAGAGTAGCCTTAATAATTAAGACTACCCTCAATAGTTTAGAAGTGTACAACTGAAACACCAGGTTCAAATTCGGTTGAAACTTCTCCTAAATTCTTAAGTACCGGATCAACAGTTTTCAGTTTTTCTAAACCTGTTTCAGGATCAGTTACTATAACAGTTAAATCACCATTGAAGAGTTGATCTCCAACGTGTTTCGCTCCATCATCGAAACCTATCTTTTGTCCAAGTTTAAAAGCACCATAAGCTGCTCCAGCACTAAGAACACTTAAAGTTCCTAATAAAATTTTCTGATAAATTTTCATATACACACCTCCTTATTATAGAAAGCATATAACATGCGAAAAAAAAGAGAAAGGAGCCCTAAATGAGCTCCACATTCTCTATTTTCTCAGTATCTAAGTCAATACAATACTGACGTCTGACTTTTAATACTTTGTCGTATGCTAATATCAAGAGCTTATTATGCCAAGTGGGATTTACCGCAATTAAAAACATATTAAAAAATCCAACATCCTCTACTTTTAATACACCTTTATGTGTTTCTACAAAAGTGTAGAAAGCTCTAAAGACTTTATTATCTGCAGGGTAATTGAACATTTCATATGCTACCTTGAAGTAATGTCTCACCAAATAGGCTTTCCTAAAACTCTTAAATGTACGAACTAAGTACCAATAAAAATTTTTCGTCATATCATTGACCTCCTTCCTAATCTATTATAGAAAGAATATAACATGCGAAAAAGAAAAGTAAGCATATTTCAGCTTACTGATCTTTTTAAAAACATTTACTCGACAGGGACAATCCACTTGATCTCTGTGCTATCAAAAAGCATTTCGGTCCAGCCAACTGAGTCACTTACATAACGGCCGTCGGAAACACTCCAATCTGTAATGAATGCCGCCTGGTAAAAATGCAAATACCTATCTTTTTTGATAAGTTCTACAAAATCTCCAAGTGGCCAATTCCATTGTACAAGAATTGGATGTGAATCCTTTGTCATTATGAAGATCATTCCTGTTTTTTGTCCTTCAATTCTTTCAATAACAATTTTTCCCATGTTTTAATCCTCCTTAAAATAATGTTTTCTTATTATAGAAGCATTAAATTTTGCGAAAGATGAGAAAAAATATAGCAAGGATAAAAAAGGAGGAAGAATAACCCTCCTTTTAAAATTTTTTATTGTTTAGTTATCTTTTTCCATAACCATCGACAAAACGCCGCAGTTAGAGTTAATCCAACACATATAACAAAAAATTCCAAAAGTCCCATTTGTTCTTCCTCCTTTTGTTAAACTGATAATATAATAACCGCTACTACAAAAGCTATTATCGTCAATACCTCGCCAATAGTTCGTATTGTCTTTAATAACTCTTTTAATATCATATTATACCTCCTTTCTACTATTATACAAGGAGTAATTATTGCGAAAAAGAAAAGTAAGCATATTTCAGCTTACTAATCTTTTCAATATTTAATTTTTCATGTTTTCTCTTTTTATATAATTGTCAATGGCCCCCATACCAATGAAAGCTATTACAACTATTATAATAATGTTTACCATAATTTTTATCCTCTCTTTCTTATTATAGAAGGAATAAATTATGCGACGATATATCTATTTTGAAAAAAAAAGAAGAGGAGCATTACGCTCCCCGACTTTATTATTCATCATAATGTTCGATGCTGTAGCATACTACCTTTCCGGTATGATCAGAAATAACTTGTAAATAAAAGTCATTACTATCATACAAGAAAGCATAGTATTCTGAGCCATCCTCATATATAACACCCATAAAGTCGAATACTGTGTCCTCTTCTTCATCAAGAACAATCTCATAGTTGATCGTTTCCTGGTAAGTCATTTCGTCGAATGATGCAATATATGCCTCATCAACAAGATATACTTCAGTATCTTCTACCAAAGTAATACCTGCAAATGATGCAAACATCCTTACAACCATTGCCAAAATAAATTTTACCATACTATATACCTCACTTTCTTAAATGAAATTTATTCTTATTATAGAAAGTGTAATTTCTGCGAAAAAGAAAAGTAAGCATATTTCAGCTTACTGATCTTTTGGTAAGTTACTCTACAAATCCTCCTTTATGTTTTTCAATTAAATTTCTGAATTGACGTCTAATTTCATCATCAGTGTTTTTAGTTACCATGTTATTAAGATCTAACGTTTTCTTGTATGCTGTTACAAATTTTTCTTCATCCTTTGTAGGTTGAACAGCAGTTTCGATGGCAACACCTTCAAATTCACGATCTGTATTATAAATAGCTCTTAATCCAATCGTATTATCATACAAATCATCGAGTTCCTGGCATCTACCTTTCTGAATACCGTTTTTATTACCTATTATATAACTTATTGCACCAACACCAATTGAAACACCGGTTCCAATCATCCATGGTAAAGCTTTTTTAAAACCTTTAACAAACTTAGTTTTCAGTTCTTTTTTGTTTACTCTTTTCATAATTGAAATTACCTTTCTTTTTAAATAAAGTTTACATTACCTATTATAGAAAGTGTAATTTATGCGAAAAAATATAGTAAGGATAAAAAAGTAAAGCAACCTTAAACCTTAAAGTCACTCTACCTTTTTATCTATTATAGGAAGTATAAATTTTACGTTCGTACAAGACTTAAAAATACCTATTTTGAACTTTTAAAATGTGAAAAAGAAAAGGAGCACTAAGCTCCAATTCCTTTCTTAGTTAAAGATATCTCATAAACATGCCGTTCCAAATTATAAGACTCGACTGATAAATTTTGAATGTCCCCTTTAAAATACTGCCATCCATCTTTCTTGATCTGCATGAACTTATTAATATACTTATTTAATATATTAACTAATTCATTAAGATCATCCGAAAAACGGATCAGGTCCTTAGTATATTCTCCTTCACCAGCCTTAAAATTCTTAAAATTCATGTAAAGTTTATATTTCATATCCATTACCTCCTTATTATAGAAAGTATGAATTATGCGAAAAAAATATAGCAGGATTCGAACCTGCGTCTCATGATAATTAGTCATGTGATCTACCACTGATCTATATATTTCTATTATACAAGGAATAAATTTTGCGAAAAAGAAAAGAGGAACCATATTTCAGATTCCTCTTTGATCGGATATAATTAGATTATAAGTTTATCCATCGTTTTAATCATTAACAAGTTTCCTTGCTACGAACAATGCGCCGGACTTTTCACGTCTAGTCGGATTCTTAATACCCTTTTTATCAAGAATTTCAACTGCTAAAGTTTGTGCTTTACGTTCTTTTGCTTTGTCTTCTAATTGTCTCATAATTTAACCTCCGTTTTTATAAGTTAATTATATCCATTATAGTAGCATTAAATCCTGCGGAAAAAATAAAGAAGCCTTAGCATTTGCTAAAGCCTCTTTACTTTTTAAACATTAATCAGCATCTGCTATCTGTTCATTTTCAAGTTCCATAGCTGCAATATTATCTGCATTGTAAGCTACAGAATTATACTCAAGATCCTCTACAAATACAAATCCGTCCTGTATTCTAAATGCAAACCTTGGAAGGTCGCTAAATCGAAACAGGTCGTCACCTGACACGTAGTGTTCTACTGTTGTATCATTCTTAAACCTAATTGATAATTTAGTCATACTATATACCTCTCTTTCTATAACATGATGTGTTAATAGTTACTTCATTAAAGAAACATTAAATCCTGCGAAAAAGAAAAGAGGAACCATATTTCAGATTCCTCTAATCAAAAGAAAGGGTAATGAGTTGGCATAAGACACAAGAATATATACTCGAAATTCGAATACATATTTTTATATCTTATTATCAACATATACCTTTCTATTATACAAGATATAAATTTTGCGAAAGATAAAAAATATAGTAATGATAAATAAACCGATGGCATGGCCCGGAGAACTTCTCACAGGCCACACCAAAGTATTTATTAATTACTCTTCAGGTACATCAACATCTGAAGCATTTACAGCATTCTTTGCAAAATATGTTTCTACTGCCTTCATGATTTTACCAACATCAGGATTCTCTGCCTGAGACTGGTAATACTTAACTGCTGATACGCCAATCATAGTACCAAGGCAAGTATCAACTGCAGTAGCGATGGTAAGTACTTCCTGAGTATGAGGAATATTCAGAGTACTGCCAATTACACCATACAGAGCAGTAAGTGCAGGAAGGGCGGTAAGACATACCCATTTAAGAATGTTATAAAGTTTGTCATTCATTTTCATAGCTTTTTCTCCTTTGATTATTTTGAATTTTTTTAATGTAGTTTTACTGAGAAATTACGTTTTGTGAATTTGTATTGTTTGGAACCCCTTGAATAATAAATATTTTCTCCATCAGTCCAAATACAGCTATAAAATGACGTTAATCCGCTCCATGTCTTAGTATTCCATGTAGAAGTAGTTTTATCTAAGACATATTGGTTTGAACCACTTGAACAATATATATTCTCTCCATCGGTCCAAATACTGGAACCACTAAATGACGTAGATCCATTCCATGTCTTTTTGTTCCATGTAGATGCAGTTTTATCCAAGATATAATGTTCTTGGTTAAATAGTGAATATGAGTAATAAATATTATCTCCATCAGTCCAAATATCGGAACCACTAAATGACGTTAATCCACTCCAAGTCTTAGCGCTCCACGTAGAAGTAGCTTTATCTAATACATATTGAGTTGAACCACTTGAGTAATATATATTTTCGCCATCAGTCCAAATACCGGAACCACTAAATCGTGTTAATCCACTCCAAGTCTTAGCAGTCCATGTAGAAGTTGTTTTATCCAAGACATAATGTTCATAATTGCCACTTGAATAATAGATATTATCTCCATCAGTCCAAATATCGGAACCACTAAATGACGTTAATCCACTCCAAGTCTTAGCGCTCCACGTAGAAGTAGTTTTATCTAAGACATATTGATCTGTATCATATGAATAATATATGTTATCTCCATCGGTCCAGATACTAAAACCATCAAATGCAGCAGATATCCCACTCCATGTCTTAATATTCCATGTAGAGGTAGCTTTGTCTAAGACATAATGAGCAGAATTATTTGAATAATAGATGTTATCTCCATCCGTCCAAGTATTTCGACCGTCAAAAGATGTCAATCCACTCCATGTCTTAGTTGACCACGTAGAGGTAACTTTATCTAAGACATACTGATCTAAACCCCTTGAATAATAGATACTATCTCCGTCAGTCCAAATGTTGCCGCCACTAAATGATGTTAATCCGCTCCATGTCTTAGTGTTCCATGTAGAAGTAGCTTTATCTAAGACATATTGATTCGAACTATTTGAACAATATATATTCTCTCCATCAGTCCAAATTCCACTGCCACTAAATGATGTAGATCCATTCCATGTCTTTTTGTTCCATGTAGAAGTTGTTTTATCCAAGATATAATGTTCTGGGTTAATTAGGAAATATGAATAATATATATTTTCGCCATCAGTCCAGACATTATCGGTATAAAATGACGTTAATCCACTCCAAGTCTTAGCGCTCCACGTAGAAGTAGCTTTATCTAATACATATTGAGTTGAACCACTTGAGTAATATATATTTTCGCCATCAGTCCAAATATCGGAACCACTAAATGACGTTAATCCACTCCATGTCTTAGTATTCCACGTAGAAGTAGTTTTATCTAAGACATATTGATCTGAATTAAACGAATAATAAATATTCTCTCCATCAGTCCACACATAATCACCGTAAAATGAGACTATTCCATTCCAAATCTTAGGTTCAAGATTACCAGTTAAAGATTTAACTGTATATGATTGAACACTTTGTAATTTTTCTGATGAACCAGTAGGAATGTTTTCTACTTCTTCAATCATTTGAGAAGGGGTAAGAGTATCAGACTTACCAGTTTTGGAACGTATAGCATCAGCTAAGGAAGTAAAATAATCTGTTAATGCTGACATAATTTCACCTCCTTAGTATGATCCAGTAAGAGCCTGAGTTATCATGGTGTCAACATAAGTATACACTGCATCACCTGATACCGCATGCTTGTCATTTTGAGTAACTTCTTGACTAATCTGTATATAATCAGCATTATCAGGCTCATCCGTAACATGAATAAGTCCAGCTTTTTCTTCCTCAGATAAAGCATTGAACTCTTCCTTAGTCATTGGTCGGCCTTTATCGCCATCGTTAATAAGCTTCTCGATAGTCACTTCTTCTACAAGAGAAGGATCCCAGGTTGTAATGGGGGATAAAATGTATTGAGTTGAATCGGAGGAAAAATAAATATTATCTCTGTCAGTCCAGATATAATAGCCATAAAATGATTCTAATCCACTCCAGGTCTTAGTTGACCACGTAGAAGTAGCTTTGTCTAAGACATATTGATTTGAGCCATTCGAGTAATATGTATTCTCTCCGTCTGTCCAGATATACATGCCATTAATTGATGCATATCCATTCCAAGTCTTAGCATTCCATGTAGAAGTAGCTTTATCTAAGACATATTGGTCTGAACTTCCTCCCCCCGAATAATAAATATCTTCGCCATCGGTCCAAATGTTACTACCACTAATTCTCGTTAACCCATTCCAAGTCTTAGCATTCCACGTAGAAGTAGTTTTGTCTAATATGTACTGATCTGAGTAGCTTGAGTAATAAATATTCTCTCCATCAGTCCAGATGCTATTGCCGTCAAATGATGATAATCCACTCCATGTCTTAGTTGACCACGTAGAAGTAGCTTTATCTAAGACATACTGAGCTGAATAGCTTGAATAATAAATATTTTCTCCATCTGTCCAGATAGAAACACCATAAAATGACGTCAATCCGCTCCAAGTTTTAGCGTTCCATGTAGAAGTAGCTTTATCTAAGACATATTGCTCTGAACCACTTGAATAATAAACATTCTCTCCGTCAGTCCATATTTTATCACCATAAAATGATGCTAATCCGCTCCACGCCTTAGAAGCAAAGTTCTTCTCATAATCATCAGATATAAACTTATATAGTCTTCTATCTAATTTAGTCTGAGGGTCAGAATAATACTGTACGACGTCACCAACTTTATATGCTATTGAGTCGTCGAACTCACCTTTATTATTCACAAGGTCTTTTACAATATCATGCTTAATGCCTTTAACTAAATCTTCGGCATTTTCATAAGATACAAAATTACCCATTTTGAATTTCCTCCTATATTTTTAGGCAAGGAATCCGAGTAACGTTTCAACCTGTGCCTGTGTAAGCTCTTCTGGGTCAGCATCCTGAATAAGATCCAAAACACTTATTCTCTCAACTTCACTATCATTCCAAGGGGTATCAGCAGTATGGGCTGACGTAAAACGGCATAACTCAGCTTTTGTAGCGGTAATATCACTCTCTTCACTCTCTGAAAATACTGTATGCATGACTATATCGCCAACTGCATATGCCTCTGTACTATCAAATGCCGGAGCTATAGAATCTGATAAAGAACTAATAGCATATGATAAAGCAAATGTAACCATAGCTTTAACATAAGCACTAAGATCGGGAGCCGTCACAACATCCCTACTATCCCAAGCTCCAGCAGCATGATCTTTGTTAAACGTGTATAGACTGTTGTTATAATACACCAGATCACCTATTTTATAATTTGTCGATGAACTAAATATAGGAGCTATGAAATGCTTTAAACCATCTATAGAATTGTTTATTATTTCTATAAGATCGGAAACTGGCATTTGTGTTACTTCTGTGGAATCCCAAGGAGTATTAGCTGTATGAGCTGACGTGAAAGTATATAAATTATGACCGTATGCCACGATGTCATCAACTGAATATGCCTGAGTAGGATCAAACTCAGGTGCTATCATATGAGATACCGAATCAATAGTTGCTTTAAGATTGCTATCTATAGCCCCCATTAACTCAATAACAGTAGTCTCAGTAACCTCGGTATCATCCCAAGCTCCAGCAGCATGACTTACATCAAACTTATAAAGATGTCCGTCATACACGACAACTTGTCCAACCTGATATGCGGTAGTGGTGTTGAACTCGCCAGTTATCATGTCTGATACTTCTTTGATAGTGTTATAAATATCATTTACATCTACAAAATTGCCATTGACATCAAATTTGTAATTAGGTGTAACGACCTTCTCATAATATGTCTTACCACTATCAACAGTAGTATCTTCGCTCAGAATATAATTGCTTCCACTTAACTCATACCAGCCTTCCTCTACAGGATTCTCAGTTCCAACTGGAGTTACAGCCTGATAAGTTGTTGTAGACAAGTCTGCTACTGATACATTGGTTCCTGCAGAATATGTTTTACCAGCGCCCTCAACAAATCGAGCATCTGTGGTAAACTCTTCTGACATATTATATGTAAAGCCAGTCATATCAGAAGTCAGTACTGCGGGAAGTTCAGCGAATGTCTTATTTCCTTTGAAAATATATGCACCCGCAAGAGAATCAAACTTCTCCTTAATTCCTCTCATAAGTACTTCAGCGTTGTTATAAGATACAAAATTACCCATTTTGAATTTCCTCCTATTTTTTAAGTAAGCATGTTAACTAAGTTATCTATTTGCTGATTAGTAAGCTCAGCCACATCTTGAGATATTGCTCGCCATACGTAATCGGCTTCTGTTTCATCCCACACACACTCATAAAACATTCCACGTCCGTACAAGTCTGTGGAGGCTCCAACATACTGCACAATCTTTCCATTCTGAGAAGCAGCTGGTGTAGGTAATTCCGTGTATTGCTTTAGAGACTTCTGTTCAGTCCATTCATAACCGTCCCAGGCATAGAAGTCGCCATCTTCAATAACATAATAAACCTTCCTGTCAGTTGATGTGAATATAGGAGGCAGATCAGAACTTCTCTCTACTATATCATAGTTACCATCGGGCGACCCAATAGATTCCCATTTGCTTGGATTAAATTTAATATCTTCATTGCCTACTACACATTTATAAAATCCAGATGAATAAATAACTAAATCACCAACATGATATACATGACCAGATTCCCATGTGTATATAGGAGTACCATCTCGTACTATCATCTGACTTGTACGAGTTTGACCAGCATTGTTAGTCCATTCGAAAGTTACAATATTTCGTCCGTTTTCATTTACAATGCTTTTAATTGTACATGGAGCACCTTTAACCGCTCCGAATTCTTCGGCAGTAGCGATGGTGAACGCTCTTGCTAATGCATAAGCTTGTGAAGCATTCATTACGTCACCTCCTTATTATACCCAATTCCAAGTTTTGTCAGATTTTAAGAAAGCGAGTTCTCCATCAGCAGTAAGAACGCTACAACCTTGAGTAAGCTGTGATGTATCAGCGAGACCCTCAATTTGCATGCTATCTGGCTCAGTTACTTCAGATTTGGAATCTGCAAAGAGGTTATATATCTGTGCATTTCCAAAACTTGTTTCTATGTTCAATACTCGGACCATTTCTCTACCTCCATTTTAAAATATCTTATTAAATTTAGTCTATATTCAGTTTTTAATAAACTGCTTAAGGCACCACAACATCAGTGAAAGGTTGTTCGTACTCTTAGCATATTTCCACATTATTATTACTTTCTTCTTTGTCATTATTCAACCGGTCTACTAGGCAATGCTAGAAGGTTATTCTTCTTAACCTCAAGTACTTCGTTATCTCCGACAAGTAAATGATACGCTTTGTATTGATTCATCCAATCGTCAAGATATATTTGTTCAATATATCCTTGTTCCATATATTTATCGTATTGACTTAATAGTTGTGATCGCATTTGAGCTTTTTGGGCCCTTTGAAGTACATCGATATATTTAAACATCTTGACTAATATACCAATGATACCGGCAATACTTGGTAATCCAAATGCTCCCATAATTGATAAAATTGTGATAATCTTCTGCATGACATCCCCTTGCATAATTTGTGTTGACTCCTTTTGTTGTTTGTATATTTCTGGGATCGCATAATTAGGGAGTTGAACCCTTAATTGACTCGACACTTGTATCCATTTTGAATCTAATAACCATCTATTGTTCGGTCATTATGTCTATAGCCAAATTAGTAATCCCGTATTACAATTATGCTTAATATTAAAGATGAGCATATTCGGATTTTATAACTAATATCTTAAACTTGGAGGTTTTTATCAGTACTTATCGAAAGAAGATTAACGAACAAAATATATGCTCATCTAAATATTTAACCTAAGAGAAGTTTCTTCCATGTGCTTTTTTTAGCGTCTAATACACCATCGGGTTTGAATGTGAAGTTAGCTGCCTGATATGACATTATAGCAGATTTCATTCCATATCCGAAGTCGGGTGTCTTACCCTCATCAGCTTCTACTTTTCCATTATAATAACCTAAGGAGTTCATATATCGCTCCAAAGGTGTTACAAGGGCATGATGCTTGTTCTTCTTAACTGAGATAGTCGGAGTTTTTGCAAAGGCTTCCTGATTGGTCTGAACTCCTAAGATTGTTCGAACGTCTTTTCTGAAAAGCTCAATAGTATACTTCTCAGGCTGTGGCTCGCTTACATAATCTACCCAAGGAAGTTTACCGTGTTTTGTCCAGGTTCTTGACTTGCCGTTGTAGACCTTACCTAAGTTAGCTACGCCTGTAATCTGTACACCACAACTCCATTTAGGTGTGGACTCTACTACTAAGCCCTCTCCGATGTATACTCCACAATGACCTTTCATATAGACCATTTCACCGATTTCAATGTGAGAAAAGTCAGTTGATACTCCAACACACCTCTCGATCAGTCCCAGCTCGTTTAAATCGGGGACATCATTGGCTTTGTACTGTGCACCACCGTAAATCTTGGTTGTATCGCCTACCCAACCCCATAAAACACCTTTGATGATTCCACAGCAATCTGCGAAGAAGCCATTAGAGGGGCAAGCGTCGATCTTCGTCCAACGGGTTACGTTTGAACTATTTTTATACCGCTTCTTGTTATATGCTGAAGCAACCGCACCGAAAGCCCCGTTGACATATACTGTAGGATAGTTAAGAAATCGTCTTATTGTTGATGCAAATTCTATGTTATTCATATGTTCTTTTCCTCCTCTTGCTTATTTGCTCTATTAAGTTCTTTTACTTTATCCTTTTGTGCCATAACAGCAGCGAGTATCTTTGTTTTTAATTTGATAGGTTCTATAGCTATAAGGTTCTTTACTATCTCCGAGTAATCCCTATCAAAATCATCTGATTGTATGAGTTTTAATATGGTATCGCCTTTTTCTAAAACCGTGGTGAGTAGTATTAATATAAACCATATATCGTCCATGCTACTATCTCTATATTCGTCGATTAGAGCATTTTCGTATTCTCTTTCATTCATGCTGTTACCTCTCTAAAACCATATATGCTTTTTGAAATCGTCGGGTTTCGGATAACCTTTTTCTATGTATTCTATCTGTGTATAATGTCTTTCGATTGGTTCAACAATTAACTTTCTTATTAGAAAAGAAATTAATGCTCCTATAATTGCATAAATTAATATATCCATGCTGTTACCTCTCTATAACTGTGTGTAAGGATTTACACCTTACATAGTGGTATACCCGAACATTCTATTACTTAGCTTACCCATTCCGATTATCAGTCGGCTGTTATCCCACCTTACGGTTAAGCGTCTACATATTCCGCCACCACAGATTATTTACTCGGTTACTTCCTCATGCTTGATTACTTCCTTGTACCCCTCAACTGCGTCAAGGTTTTCATCTGCAATCATAACGCAAGCTGAGATTACTGTAGGTTCATTCCACAAGGTCTGACAAACTCCGTGAAATGATACCTTTGCTTTGTCAAGGTCTGTGAATCCCTCGGCTTCGATAAAATAGTTTCCGTTTGATACTTTGATAATACTGTACTTCATTGTTTTTTTTTTCTCCTTTTTAATCAATAATAATTAACCAAAGCGGATGTAATCTTTGTCGATGACACTCCATACTTTGTCAAAATTACTGTTACTACTCCTGCTGAACTTATTTCCGCTACTACATACCCATAAAAAGCACTTGTAATATCGCCTATGTTGCCATTTACTGCTAAGGTTCCTGTTACTTTAGGGATAACAAGAGAAATCCAACCAACATTTTCAATATTCGCTAAAACCACAGCGTTTACCTTAAATTTCGAAGTGTCAAGATTTCCTGTGTAAGTCATTTTATCAGAGCTTGCTGTCAACGATAAATTATTCACTTCCAGTTGCATTGCTGTTGACACATTCGTCACCTCAACATTAGTTCCGACAGTAAAGGTTGCTCCGCTTGCGATGGCGGTTTTTACACGATACAATGTACCGCTGACGTAGACTAACTCTCCTACGCTATATGCTCGGCTTGCCGTTGTACCGCTTTCTATTGTGGCAATGTCGGTTTTGTTTGCCTTATTGTCTGTAAGTTGCTTGTTCGTCATTGCATAAGGCTCATAAGTATCATCAGTATCCTCTGCAAGACGAAGCATGGGCTTGAATACAAGTGATGAACCTGTATAACCCTTTACAATAACAATTCTAAGTCCAAAATATAAATGAGTACTATCGGTTGTAAATTTTAATCCATCTCCAAACTCACTTAACCAAATATGATTATTAGAGCTATCCGTTAATACAGGTTGTAAGACGTAAGAACTTGCGCTACCACCACTCGGGCAACCGTTTATTATATATTTGGTATTAGGTTCAAGTTTAACAGAATTACTTTTTCCCCATGCATTAAAAACATTTGCTATTGAGTTCTCTTGATTGTCCTGTGTTCCACTTATTTCTATCACTCCATTATTATCTGTAAATGTGATGCCGTGATTTGTTTGAGGAAACGTGAAAGGATATGGATAAAACAGCAGATTCTTCGCTCCTAATATGCCATTTGCTTCCCATGTTACCTTATCTGTTGCATCTACTATAGTTTTGCCATTAGTACTATCGTCAGTTACTTTTAAGCCTACGAATTGTAGGTTGTCTTCTTGAGGCATATCTGCTCCGGAATTATCTTGAATAGCGTGGCCTCCGCCACTAATAGGATGACCTTCACCACCTACTGCTTTGCCGTTTTCATACATTATGATTGTATCTGACATTGGTTACCCTCCTTTCTACTTACCCTGTAAATGCCAAGTTATAAGTTCCTTGACCACCTAACACAATTACATCGTCCTTTTTAAAAGGGATACATACTGCTGAAGGATTATTGCCTGTCGAATCAGTATTTAAGGATAGAAAATAATTCGGTTGGGTTTTTAACCTTATAGAAGCCCACCCGTTAGAGCTTCCGTAAATCATTCCTATAAGGTAGCCATTTTTAGGGCAAGTATATGAACTTCCTGCCGTAGTTATTGTTGCAATTACGTTTGAATAATTGGGAGTAGACATTTTTTCTCCCAATGCTTCCTCAACACTTGTCGCATCATCACTAAGCATACAATGGTCTGCGCTTGTGCTTAAGTCTGTTGCTATTGCATTGACTTTGAATTGGAAGTTCTTTTTTATGCCGTAGATAGCAATGGGGATATCAACGCTTGTGTTTTCTGCGTGGGTTGAGGCTCCTTGCGCAATATAAGCAGTTCCAAACGATATAGAAGTTGCACTGTTATAGGTTGCAGACCTCCTAGCGGTTACGGTTCCACTATTAAGCGTACTTGCTAAATCCAACCAAGCATTTGAACCTTTAGGAGCTATAACACTACATCTTTCGGGAGTCGTTACTGATACCGAATATATGAATAGCAAAAAGTCATAGTCCGCACTACTTAATGTTACTGTCTGTTCCGCAAATGCCTGTGTGGTATTAGGATTTTCCCACAACAGTTTCATGTACTCAGCATTGATTACGCCCTCGGTGTCGGGTACTTCAACACCAAATCTGTAATGTGACGCTTTGTATGCCGTTTTCTCTTGCTCGGTCATAGCATTCCAATCAGCACTTGACACTATCGGTAAATTCATCTTGATTTTTGTTTTCTGATTTGTGCTGTCGTCTACCGCTTCAAGACCGTCTAAAACTTGCATTACATCTCTTTGGGTGAGCTTTGTTCCTGCGCTATTCTCGATTACGTGACCACTACTACTCGGTTCATACTCCTCGTCGAGGCATACCCAATATTCAGGGCGTTTATCTGCTGGTAAGGCTTCATATTGGGCTCTGGTTAACTCGGGAAGAGTATTAACGCCACTTATTAGTATTCCATTTTGATAAAAAGACATAATATTCCTCCTTTGTTAATAATAGATTTCTAGAGTATAACCTGATGGAAGAACTTCTAAGTCATTAGATTTTTCATCCACTGACACAGTTGACGGATCAAGAGTATAGTTAATTGACTTTTCATCCCAGTCACAACTTGCTTTGCTAATACTCGATATTTGCACTTCAGAAAATTTAATTTTGTTAGTGGAACTAAGGCTAGTATAAAGAAAATTTAACATAAAATATGTATCTTCTTGTACTAAGCTGTTTAGTCGATAGTATTGACCAAAAAAATTAATATAAGAACTATCTTTAACCTTACTAACATCAATCTTCTGAGCTAATTCATACAGTAAATCTTGTACAGTTTTTGTTCCATCTCCTGTAACAGAGACACTTTCTCTTTCACCGGGTTTGATGGCTAAATTGCCTATCATTGTATTTTCTCTCATTAATACTGGCATAAGGATTTTCTCCTTTCTATATCCTAAGGCTTGTATTTCTCTTTAATTTCTTTAATCCAATCGTTGAATGTTATGGACTCCATCATAAGTCCTTCTCCAAACATACGATTCTTTATGCCCATGATAATTTGCCGTTTAACATCATCATCTACTGCTAAGAATTCATTCTCGAACTCTTCATAATATTCACGGAACCTTCTTTCTACTGCTTCTCTATAATCTCTATGATCCTGATTAATCCACTCATCTTTATTCATTGTGAAATATGCATCGTAAATCATACTACATATAAAGAATCGTGCATCATCTTTCTTATTCCTATCTCTTAATTCTTTTACCAAAGCAGTATTAGAATCAAGCATATTATTATAGGTTTTAAGAATATAATCAGGATCATGACGGCAAACTGAATCATCCCTCCACTTCCAGAGATAGAAAGGGGTCGGGCAGTACTTAGTATTCTCAGGTCCAGCGAGTCGTTGACAAAGACAGTTGAAGTAGCTATCTTCATGAATTGTAAGCTCTGGATTCCAACGAATGTTGTTATTTATAAGGAACTTTCTTCTATGAACTTTGCCATGTACGAAAGTGCTGTCCTGAGGTCTTGTAATATAAACGGGGGTATTCTTATCCATTTTAGGTCTACCGTGGAGATAATCCATAATGGGTTTCTTAGTCTGTGGATCAATCTCAGGAAGTCTTGTTTCTTCTACAAAGGCTGACATGAGAGTATCGAATCCATCTCCGTTTATTTCTCTAAATATAACATAGAGACCACATGCATTCATGAACATGTCATCAATATCACAGAACATTACATAGTCCGCATCAGAGTGGTCTAAGCATGCGTTACGTGTTGCAGAGACTCCCTGATGCTCGCAAATGTAATATTCAATTTTAAATGGATATGGTACATCGTTAATTTTATATCCATTTTGAATTTTTTCAACAGTATAAGGATTAATGTCAGGTTCGCCATCTTTACAGATAATTACGCCGAGTTCATCCATGTCAATGTTCTGCTGAATTTGTAATGAGTCGAGAAGAGGCTTGATAACCTCAAAAGGCTCTTTGTACTGAGGTACTAAAATTTGTAATTTCATGTTGGTGTTACTCCTTTCAAGAGATGAAAAATTAATAAGCTATTAACTGCAGATTGCTATATTTTGATAATAATGCCTGCCATTTCGAATTATTTTTATATTGATTATAATAATTATTAGGAACTTGTATAATATGTTGACCAGAATATAATGTATAACTAGAACCAATAGATACAATTCCATTATAACCTAATTTGAGAAGTGTTAATTTCGAAGGTATTGCAGAATCATCTATAACACTACATACTGGTAATTCTAAATAAGATAGATTAGTACAAAGATATAATGCGCCGCGGGATAACGTTTTAACTTTTGGTAATGATAATACATTTAGATAAGGTGCCGTTATGCCATATGTGTCAATAGATTCAAGCTGCTCAAAAGTAAGATTGGTTATTTTCGATCCAAAACTAAATGCATAAGATCCAATATATTTTAATTTTTCCATATGAAGTTCTTCAAGATTAGTAAATCTTATTGCAGATTGAGAATAACTCAATCCAGGTCCAGAAACAGAAATTAAATTACTCATTGATAAATATTTTAACATTGAAAATGCTGATGATAATGCATAGTAATATTGACTTGAATATACACCAAAAATATTTATATCAGACAATCCAATTGTAAGACTTGTGAGACCAGTAGCGCATCTTAACTGTAATCTTATAAAATTAAATCCTTCATTAAAATTAGCATTTATATTTATATTACTTAAATTAGGTGCATATATTTCAGATCCTCTTAATAACATTCTAGCATAAATATTACTATAAAGATATGCTTGCGATGAACTTTGAGGATTTACTGAAATACTTGCGTTCCAATTTATATTTATTGATGTAAGATTTGGCAAATAAACTTTATTAGCATATACCCCAAAATGATATATACCGTAACCCCAATTGCTAACTCTACTATAATAATATGAATTCAAAATTGGTGTTGGCATAACATATGGACTTACATAACTAGCATTGTCATAGGCTATTGGCAATGATAAATAAGTATTATCATGGGTTATGTCTATATAACTTAAATCGTTTAAATATACATCTATGTCACTAATATAGTTTGTAAATTTGCTATATTCATTTATACAATAATCGGAAAAATCACCAGATATCAAAGTCGTTCCAATATCAAATTTAGCATTATGCCATAAACCATGTATACAAATTTTTCTAGTATCACCCAAAGTTAATTCGGCACCGCTAGCTATATGTGTTGATAATCCATAAACATTACTATGATATACATTAACTGAAACTTCACCAGTTAATTTTGGAAATCGCATATAATTTATTATAGTTGAAGTTTCTGAAGTTGTTGCTTGAATATATAAACTTAAATTAGCTGACGTTGAATATGGAATATCTATATCATCTAATACATTATTTGCTATATCTCTAAATATAATATATGATAATGAACCATACAAACTGGAAACATTATCGTTAACAATACTTGTGCAATTTATTAACGCCAAATTATTTATATATGATAGCTTTGGAGCATATAATTCATTAGCTTTTATACCAAGAATATGACTTTTGTTATTACTAAACGATATAGATGTGCATTCTGGAATATACATTTTTTTACATACAAATGCATTCGAGTATATTTTTCCATTTGATTCTAAACAATTTTCTAACTCTCTAGTATCATAAATATATATTCTAGAACAATTATTAAGCTCAATATTGCTTTTAACATATAATAAACCTAAATCCCATATACTAGTTTGGCTATATGATGATCGAATAAAATTAATGTCATAGGTTAATTCTGATAACTTTGGCAATTTAAAGTTATTTATAACGCCGGAATGAGTATAAAATTCTTTCATAAAGTCGGATATTTGACTATAAGTTACGGACTCAATAGTATATGTTCCAGATGGATAACTAAACCAATAAAACATATTTTGGACATTACCACTATGAAAATAAGCATCATAATTTTGATTAAAATCAAATTTTGTACAATTTGGTAAATAAAAATCTGATGTGCTTAACACACAGCCATCGAAAGCGAACGATTTAACTTCTGTAACGTTTGTTGATCCTAGTAAATTAAAATTATCTCCAACAGACAATATAAATGTACATGTACTATCTTCTGAATGATAAGTTGCGTGTGACATATATGGAAAATAGTTGGCCACACCTCTAAAAACGCCTTCGTTTAAAACACTAACTAATGGAATATTTATTTCATTCAAAAAGAAGCATCCATTAAAAGCATTTGACCCTATATTTTTTAACTGTTGTGTTTTGAAATGAACATATCTAATTATATACTCTGTATTAAATCCTATATTCCATCGAGAACTATTCCTTACGAATAAATCTGAGTCTATATATTCACATAAAGGAGCGTCTATGTTTATTTCATATCCTGCAATATCAGTCATTGCAGTATTATATAAAATTTTATCATATTCATTACTAGCAGAGTATATTATTTTAACGTTTGGAATTTTTAACGTATGACTGCATCGCCATCCGTCTCCAAGTGTATAACCAAAATTATAAGCAGAAAGAATCGATATAGCTGGTAATGTTATTTCGCTTATTTTGATATTGGTAGCATAGTTCCGACTATTATATGAAGGAAATACAAACTGTTTACATTTTGGCAAATATAATTTTGTTTCACTATTATTTATATAGCCTAATCCAAGCCTATAAGCGCTAATAGATTTTGCATCTGGAAGATTTACTAATGATAAATTATTATATTGACCAGAATTAAATGTCATAATTAATATGTCAGGTCCAAACCAATTTGAAAGCGTTACCGATTTTAATTTATTAAGATTTCCTGATAATCCAACCCTGGATAAATTATTTATATTAATAGATTCCAAATTTGTTAAACTATTGATATATATATAACCATTATTATAAGTTGAATATGATCCTAATTTTGGTATGCTTATATATTTTATATTACTATTATTACTAAAATGCTGAAATCCAGCATAAATGGTCGTTAATTCTGGTAAATATATATATTCAAGTTTGGACATTCTATTTATAGGAAATATATCATCGCCTTGAATAGATATTAATTTAGAATAGTTAATATTACTAAGATTATCAAACCCTCTAAAGTAATAACCACTAAAGGAAAAACTTATCCCCTCTATGTCTTCTAAGTATAAATAAGATAAGTTTGGATAATATGTAGCACTATATTCCAAACTTGGGAACACTTTATTAATATCTAAAAATTTCAATTTAGGTGCATATATTTCAGATAAATAATTTACATATGCTCCGCCGAACAATGTACCATTTATGTAATTTACATTCGGCATATCTAATTTTTTAATATTTATTAATCCATATAATTGATTTATAACAGTTGATAATAAGCCAGTATTTATGTAATCTAAATATTTTAAAGCGCCATTGTCGTATGCATCTTCATAATCTTCAATTGTCAACAACTCGTCAGAATCGTTTTTATAAAAAGTTTCAGCCATATTTAATTCCTCCGAATTTATTCATACACTGAAAAATGGTCAGATAATAATACCCATACCGAATCATTTATCATATACTCATATTGTGACGATGTAATATTTATAACATAATCACTTACTATACCATCAAATGCATTTATATTTATTAATTTTGGTATGGATTCAATATATGATAAATTATATGCTATATTTATAGCTGACAGTGAAGTGCAATTTTTAAATGCATATTCATCAATGGTTTCATTATAAAATAGAACTATGTTAGATAGACCTATGCAATTTTCAAAGGCATGTGATCCTATATAAATAGTACTTCCGGTTGTAAATGGAAACCATTTCAAATTCGAACAATTATAAAATGCATATTCACCTATAAAACTAGCATATGGTGGACCATATAAGCCAGATAAAGAAGTACAGTTTTCAAATGCATGCACTCCAATATATCCATTTCCAACAATGTTTGATAATGATGTACAATTAGCAAACGCATAATCATCTATATAGTTTGGCTGTGGTATGTTAAACTGGCATAATAAACTCGCACTTTCAAAGGCATGTGATCCTATATAGCATCCATTACTATTAGACATAGGTGCTGTATCAATAAAACTAATTAATGACGTGCATCCTTTAAATGCATATTCACCAATGCTCATGACATTTCTAACATACATCACGGATATTTTACTGCATCCATCAAACGCATGGGGTCCTATTATAATACTATCGTGGCCTGCTCCAATAGCAGACATATCATTTGCCATATTAAAAAATAAAGAATGATCTAAATATCCAGGTCCGAAACTATCAGATAAATTATAACAATTATAAAATGCATATTCTTTTATTTCATGACAAACCCAAGATCCAGGTGAGTATATTAAATTTGAACAATTTGCAAAAGCATATGAACCTATAACATTCATAATCGGATTTGAACAGCTAACTAAGTCAGAGCAATTCATAAAAGCTTTTTCTCCAATAGTTGCTGAATATTTATATCCTAAATTATAACGAACCGGTATACTTATTCCAAAATCCAACTCAGTTAATGGTATACTTTTATTGTAAAATAATTCAGACGGTATATAAAAACATTTATATAGTTGTATTAACGATAAAGACGTGCATCCATCGAATATGTTTGAACCGTATATTAATAGCGGAACATCGGCATATGTACTACTTTGATTCCAGTCACCAGCATTTAATAGTATAGAACTCATAGCTATACAATTCTCAAATGCATGATTCTTAACTGTAGTGCACGCGCCAAAACCTAACGATCCATTAATATTTTGGAACATTGAACAATCTTTAAATGCGTATTCATCTATAGTATCTATTCCAACTATTCTAACATCTTGCAGTTTACTATATCCTTCAAATGCATGAGAACCAATATTCGTTAACATATTATATATATAAGTAGTATCACTATAACCTGACAATGGATTAGAAATTGTGGTTAAATTATTAGAAACACCATCGCCAAAAGTAGTACTTAATATTTCTTTTACGCCATATAATAGCAATGTTCTAATATTAGAACAATTATTGAATATACTATATCCCAATCTTAATTGCATACTACTTTTATAATATGCATAATCATAAGTTATGTTATAATTAAATTTAAGGTTCGTCAACATTCGACAGTTATTAAAGGCATAATTATCTATTTGATAGCATATTGAGTCTCCTATACCATAATTTCCACCAAGACCAGTACAATTTTCGAAAGCACGATTTCCAATCCTATTAATTCTTGACATATTAGATACTGTAATCAAGCTACTACAGTTTTTAAATGCTTCATCACCAACATCAAATATTTGACTGGAATAATAATATAAATAATTAATACCCTTAAAGAATATAGTGGTCAGTTTACTACAATTTAGAAACGCCTGATTAGCTATCTTTTTAATCGTAGAACATGAGAACAATGTCAAGCTGCTACAATCAGTGAATGCTCGTTCTCCTATATCATATATTACTGAATGATTAGTATTATCTATTTCATACTTATTCGATGATAAATAAAAAGCCTCTAAATTATAGCAGCTCTCGAACGCATGAGATCCAATATATTTATAGCATGAGTTAAAATATGCAGAATGTACAATGCTTTTAAATTTATTATTACTATAAAATTTATATGATTCTATAAATTCGTTTATATTATCTTCATATGGATCTTTTATGGCTATTCCAGTTATATAATCAATAAATTCTGGATTATTAAAAGCCATTATCCAATCGTAATCTATTGGAGATAGTTGGTTGTTACTTACTAAAAATACGTCAGCCATTTTATTATCTCCTTTCTACTATTTATTACATTTTAAGAATCAATTTTAAGTTTACTGTCGGAGCTGATGTGGCATATACAGTTATACCTGTATGATCAACAGTAACTTTCTTTATATATTTTATACAATCTATTTCATCTTGCGTCTCGATTTCATTCATTCCCCAAACTTGACCAAATGGCTTATCGTCATCACTATATCTTCCGTCTTGGATAAATAATTTATAAGGATAAGTGGAACTTCCACTAGAAGACCAAGATGATGTTTGAAGGATAAATTCGCCTTCTTTATTTAAATATTTAGCTATATCATAAATAGCTTGATCCATTTTACCAAGATTTCTTCGAGATACTGAAGTTTGGGTAGATGGTTCGTCTTCCCAATCTACTTTTTCATAGTCAATATCAGACATCTTCATCTACCCCCTTTCCTATTTCTTTTTGATACTCAAGTAATTCTTTTTGTGCTACTTTATCAGCATCTACAGTTATTTTGTCTAATATACCTTGAAGAATAACTCGTTTAGCTTCAATGGGTACTTCTGAATAAGCATTCAAAGAACTAACAATACTATTTTCAAGATTTCTAATTTGTAAATTTATACCCATTTTGATTTTTTCTCCTTTTAATGAGCTCTATTTTCAGATGCTAATATTAAACGGTATCCTATTGTTGAATCCGAGCCTAAGCCATACCAATATGCATTAAGATGCGAATCTGCTGAAGATGTAGTGCCCCAAGCGCAATAACCGCTTTCAGAAGATGTTCCACTAACTAATAAATTAGATCCTAATACAAAGTTTCCAATAGCTTGATTATATGCTCCAGTATTATTTTCATTTATCCATATATCGGTAACATATCCGTCAGCATTTTTACTATAATTTAAATATAGTGTTGTAGTCTTGTTATCAGGTTTTACAGTGACGCCTAATTTATGAGCTTGCATACCATATTTTGTGTCAACCAATAATGCTTTACGCCATTGCATATCATAAGTTTCTCCATCGAGCGTGACACTTCCTAATGCTATCCTATCAGCTGATAACGTTCCAGTCTTAATATTTGCACCATTGATAGTTGTTCTGTTTGCTGTGGACAAATCTTCAAAAGATACCTTTGTGGATTTAATTAATAACTCGTCGGTTTCAATATTAAGTAATCTAGTTTTAATATCGACTTGTTCGTTAGCTATAAACTCAATTCGCTGTGCTTCAGCTAAAATTGCTTCAGATTGCAGTGATATAGAATCTTCAGCCAATGTAAGTCTGGATATAATTCCATCAGGGCCATCGATTCGTAAATCAATGCTATCTGATAACTGAGTTATAGAGCTTTTAACGCCATTAACTTCGTCTACAACTTGAAGCTGTATTCTTTGAGCAGTTTGTTCTATAGCTGAATATACTTGTTCATTTCCTATCTTTCGGAAAAATATCTCGCTAGATATAATTTCATTTAAAGATGCTACAGAGCTACTAATATCTTCTACTTCACAAGTTATGTTACCTTTAAATAACCCGGTACTACTTATATCGTAACTCATTATAACTGTGGTGATCTTCTGCTCTCCAGAGGGGTATAAATTCTCTGAAGGATATAAATCCTCAGAAGGATATAATGTATCTTCTGTTGGAGCATAATAGCATATTGTTTCACCACATTTAAACCATGGCATTGCCTTTATATCTAAAGAGCAATTTCGAATATTTAAGTTTTTAATTTGATCATACAGATTCTTAGCTATTCCGATAGCATCTGTCTGGCTTAGACTATTCATAAGGAAGTTATCTTCTATAGTAAATACATGAGCATCATCTCCATCAATTTTAGTTCTATCGTCTGGATAATATGCTAATGCACTTCCTTTTTTACCATTTTTAACATCACCGTATTCAGTATGTACTTGATCTGCACTATACTCTTCAGATGTTTTATCAAATATAACAACACCAGTAATATTAGGCATAGCTATATCTGAATATCCAACCTCTTGTTGGTAATCTTCTAATATTTCATCTGGATTGCTCGTATCTAATTTAATATACTCAAAGACACCATCGCCATTAAACTGTCCAAAGACACCATTAATTTGGCAAAATGCTTGTAAAACTGTTAAAGCACTTATCTGGGTCTCTCTTAATTTCTCTTGCTCTTCTCTTGGAATCTTTATTGTAGCTTGTATACCGCTACCATTTGTATCACAATGATCCATGTATTCTCTAAAATTAGTATCTACATGGGATACTCCAGAAAAGGTATACGTAAATAAAGTTCCAACAGCACCAAGTTCTATTATTTGTTTGCGAGCTACTAAATTTTCAATCGGCCATCCACTGATTATTCCATTTTCATAAACATCATACTGTGTTTCATCAGAGCCTTCAGTTTTAACTTTAGGATTTCGTTTAAATGGTCCACCAACTAATTCGCCGCTTATATATTCGTCGAAATCAACTGGCGAAACATTTAAAGTTTTAGGGATTTGTAAGCTGTCATTTATGCATGTAGTATCAGTTTGACCCCAGCCTTCATTTTTCTTTTGAATAGCTGTTCCATTTGGAGCATAGACTGTTCCAGAGGTCGATATGTATTCCCAAAAACTGTCTCTTAATTCTTTTACAGTATGTTTTAAATCTGTTTTTTCTTCTGAATCTCCATACTGCCATACATACCAGTCGGTAACATCATAGTCATCTGATAATCTATATAAGAAATCATGGCATGTTACAGTACGGACTAAATCTCTACTTTTATCTCTTTTTACTTCATCTACAAAGCCGGTAAACATTTTTATTTCCCAGTCTGTATCACCTTCATACACAATTAATGTAACTGAAAGTTTTTGATCTAAAAGTAGTTTGAAATCATTAGCAACTTTAAACTCTACAGTTGTAGCGATGCATCCAATAAAATCAACTTTATCGCCATTTTGAATTGATCGCTTGATACTGAAATTGTCATCTGCTATATCTTCATCTGTATAGGTTAAAGTTCCTAAGGTGTAGTATTTTTTTCCAGCTACTACTGCTGTGTCTTCTGTTAAGACAAATTTTTTCTTTTTAATGCTATGTTCATACCAGCCATTGGTCTTTGGATTTTCATTTCCAACTGGTCGAACTTTTTGTTTAAAATCTATAAAGTCAATTCTTATAGATTTAGGATTATTTTCATCTAGCCAAGCTGATTTAAATCCTGATGGATCATCTCTATATTGTTTTACTATAGCCATAGTATCACCTCTCTGTTATAGTTACATCAAATCCGTCATAAGATTTAGACCCATCATTCATGTAGGGTAAAGTATTGCTTGGCTCCATTTCCATATAAGCTTTTATTTTCTTTGTTTCGTTTCTATTATTTAAATATACTTCTATCTCTATTAATCCATTTGGACTTCTTAGAGAGTTGTAAGCATCAAAGAAATCCTGATAATTCTCAACAGCTGTTTTAGTTGTGAGAACATCAGGATATGATTTGTCATCATAGAACTTAAGAGTAAAGGATCCGCTTACTTTATTTCTTATAAACTCTTTGTGAGTAACCTGATTTATGTCTACATACTCTTTAGTTATAGGCTTTGAATTAACCTTATAACTTGACATAGTAATAAAGCGAGTATAATCAATATTACCCATTTTGAATAAACTAGCCATAATCCTTTACTCCTTAAATTCATGATGTATTTCTTTAATGCTTTTTACGCTAAACTAGCGTTAATTGAGTTACGTCTCATAATCATAAGAGGGCTTGATCCTTTTGTAAGGACTTCTTGACGGTTCTGATCTACTACGAAATCGAAGAACTGCTCAGCTCCTCCCTGAAGTGTTACGTTGACTGTGACAGGTTTGTCAGATGCCATAATGATGTCAGCAAGTTGTTTCATTTGCTTATCATTCTGATTGCTCATAGCATCAGCCATATCTTTAACAGTATCCCTCTTAGGTATTGCATATGCTTTAGCCGCAATAGAAGCTTGCTGTGTACTAAATAAAGCATCGATTCCTTGAGCTCCGGCATATACATCTGTTAAATCAAGAACGGGTCTAATAGTCGGTGTTGTATCAAGATCATCTGTAAATTGGTCTGATATAGCTTGTATTGTTGAAGATATTGAATCAACTGTAGATGTACCGAGTTCGTTAGAAGCTTTTGTAGCGTCTGCTGTATACTTTCTGATACCATTAGCCAATCCTAAAACAAGATACATACCTTGTTCTTCTGTAACTTTGGACGGTGAATGGATATCAAATTTCTCATTACCAGCATCGATAATAACTGCTGCTAATCCAGTCATAGCTTTCTGACAAGCTGCTATATACTGTCCAGCTGTTAAAGCTTCTGTATAACCTTCAACTAAGAATTTAGCGCTTGTATTACCAAGTTGCTTAAGATTCTTTTGGTTTCTATAATCCCAGTTTGATGCTATATATTGATATCCACTTGATCCTGCTTGTGCAGCTGATTTAGCAATATCATAATTACTAAAGTTGAATACCTGTCCAGAGATCTTACCTTGAACACTAGCTATATACTTAGCAGCTTCTGCCGAATCCATCCATTTATCAAGAGCTGTGAAATAAGACCATCCAGTTGTTTCTCCTGATTTTGAAGCCATGGTTTCAAGCTGACTTGCAGTAGCTTTTGCTTCTGTACCGGCAATTTTATATACTTCATCACCTGTATCTTTGGCATTGTCTGTAATACTATCCTTTATGTCAGCATTAGCACTAGAAATAGCGCCGCTACTTCCCATTCCAGATGCCATAGATTCAACTATTTCAACACCAGCTCTTCTATAAGAATCACCGATCTGATTAGCTACTGAACTAGGCATTTCAAGACTATCAGAATACAACTTATTAGCTTCTGCAAATTCAGATTCAGTCATTTCAAGGAATGCTTCAACATACTTGTATCCCTCGGGGCCCATCTCCGATAAATACTGAAGAAGAGGACCTGACATACCTCTTACGGCAAGCTGATCAATTCCATTAGCCCAGTTTTGCATACCGCGAAGCTGAGATTTCATGTTATTGATAAGTTCTTTTGGATTCATGATTTCTTCATCATAAGTGAATCTATCGAATATCTTCATCTGATTCTTTAAAGTATCAGTTAAAGATTCAATAGTTCCTTTTGCTCCAGCAGATGAAGAAGAAACATCACCTAATGACGAAGCATAATCGTCTAATCCTTCAGAACCTTTCTCAGCAGCATCACCATTTTCGCCGAGTAATGTTGAAAGATCAAAATCACCGCTAAATATACTTTTTACAGTTTCAATTCCTTTTGCTAAATCAGAATCTTTTCCAACTACTGATGTGACTGCATCTCCAAGGTTTATGTTGCCTTTTATAACATCCCCAACAGTTGTAGCAAATTTGCCGATTTTTGATCCTTTTAATTTATTAGTAAGTCCAGAAAAAAGACCATCTCCAGCTGCTTTACCAGCGTCACTTCCTGAATCAAAGAAATTAGGCATTTCACCAGCAACTTCTTTATTGAAGCCTGATGAAAACATTCTTCCAACCCAAGCAGTAAATTCTGAAGGTGAGTGAATCTCTAATGGACCTGTTAATCCTTTCATAGCAGTTGAGGCCATAGTGCCAACAACATACTTGACTGATTTCAATCCATCAGTTATGCTATTAGTAAATCCTTTAACAAAATTAGTTCCTGCCGATTTTGAAAATGAGAACAGATTCTTTATAGTTTCTATTCCATTTTTAATATTTCGGCATGTTCTTATGAAAACAGCACTTAAAAGATTTAATGAATTAGCAATTGAAATAACTGCTAATTTTAATCCTGCTCCGAATTTTGCTAAAGCAACTCCAACTTTCGATAATGCTTTACCAAATAATTCCATTACATTAACCATAAGTAATAATAATGGTATTAATGGAGCTATTAATGTACTAATTACTGCCATAAAGGCAAATGCCGATGCAACAGCAACTAATCCAATACTTAATCCTAAAAGATTTCCATTTTGAGCTAATGCCAATAATGATTGTAATATATTATTAATTGACATAACTATAATAGAAATCACAGCTGCTAACGGAACAAGCGCTATAGCTATCATAGATATAGCAGGAGCTAAAACAGTAACACATATTGTAGCTACTAATGTTAGAACTATGGCTAATACTGATAGAACTGTTACTATCAATAATATAGGAACTGAAAGAACTAATAATCCAGTACCTAAAACTGCTATACCAGCACCAAGAGCAATTAATGCGGCGCCTATAGCTGCTATCTTACCACCTCTAGCAAATAACTCATCTATAGTCGGTAATGAAGCTTTTATTGCATTATTTAACACAGCTATAGCACCAGCTAATGCTAATATTCCCAAAACAGTAGTTAATAAACCAGCTGCAAATCCAACAAGCATTAATCCAGCTAAGCCAAATGTTAAACTAAGGTCTTCTATATCTTGTCGTTTGCTAACAATTGTCTCAAATATAGACTTTATGTTAGCCATTGGACCGCCTACACTCTTAAGGGCCAAATCCATAACTTTGATAGCACCAGCTAATGCTAATATAGCTACAGAAGCTAATAAGCCGCCAACACCAATTGACACTAAAGCCACACCAAATATAACTAAGGCTTGACTTATTATCATTATGCTCTGTGCATCACCTGCTACGGATTGCAACATGCCTATAATTTTAGGAAGACGATCAATTATAGCATCAAATAGACTTATAAAGGCATCTTTCATTCTTAATATAATAGCTGCTAAGCCATTTAAGACTATACCGATAGCTAATGCAAACGGAGCAGCTAAACCAAGAAGAACACCTATTGAAACAGCAACTGTACTTATAGCTATGCTTAATAATAAGAATCCAGGTGCAGTAATTAGTAGAATAGTTCCTAAAGCTAATAAAGCACCACCAAGCATTGCAAATGCCATTTGATTCTTTAATATAATTGTACCAGCAGTTGCTAATTTCATAGCCATATTGTCAATATTAGAAGCTATTAGATTTATAGCTTGTGATGCTAATGCAAAAGCAAATAAAGCTGCTGATAATATTAATAATGTAGGTCCAAATATCGTTAGCACAGTTAACATGCCTATCATTGGACCAGTTAATGAAATAAATATACGTAGAGCTTCAACAAATAATAAGAATCCTTTAACATTTTGAGATAATATTGAGGTTGCTTGTGCTGCTACATATAAACTGGTTGCAAATAGTAATATTGCAGGGGCTGCTAACATAGCGCCAGCACCAAATACTAATGTACCTATACCTAATGCTAATAATGCTGCTCCAACAGCCGCTATAGGACCACCAATTTCATATAACTGCTTTAAAAGATCAACAAACACTTCAGGCTTTGATTCTGATATCATTGTAACGGCTTTTGCAAATGCTAAGATACCTAATGTCAATGCACCTATAACGGCTATTACAATAGCTGAATAGCCACCCATAGCAGTAAATGCAGCGCCCATTACAACTGATAATAATGACATCATACCGAACATTATAGCTACTTGAGCAAGGGCATTAATAGCAAGATTGATTTTATCAACCGGTATTGATGCTATCATCATTAATGAACCTGCTAAGGATACCATAGCAAGTCCTATTGAAAGAAATACTGGAGCAATGGCAAGCATTTTTCCAGCACTTGAAACTAATTTAGATACATAGGCTAATCCAGCAGTTACAACAGCTAATGCTGCTACAATAGCAGTTAATGTCCATAATTTATTAGCAAAATCTTCTGTATCTATATCTTTCAGTAAGAACGATATACCACCAAGAAGTGCTATAATACCAGATACATTTGCTAATAATACTATAGCCGTTTTAACACCAGATGATTCTTTAACAAATTTCGTTAACTGATATGCTAAGAATGATAATGCTGCTGCGACAAATGTCAAAGATATCAATTTAGCGGCCATATCCAATGTGTTAACGCCTTTAAGCAAGAATATAACTCCTGCTAACTCAGCTATAACCAATGATAATGATCCAAGAACTGTTAAAAATGAGTTTAATGCTGTAGGGAAATATGTTAGTACTCCAAGTTTCTTTGTCATAGCCATTGCTAAATTAGCTATAACTAATATAGCAGTAGTTAAACTTGCTATCACAAATACTACATCACCAGAATTAAAATCAGCATTTATGCTTCTACTGATTAACCAAACGACACCACCAAGCATTCCTAATAATGTAGTTAATGCTCCAAATATACCCATTAAGCTTACAAATACACCACCAACGTTTTCTTTATTTACTGCATTGGCTGATGCAAATATAAGCCTTATACTAGCTGTTACTTGAGCAATTAAAAGTGAAAATGCTACAACTGATGCTGCTAATGCCTTCCAGCTTACTTTTCCTGATGTAATCATACCACCAAGAACTGAAACTTCAGCCATAAATACAGCAATACTTCCCATTATGGAAGTTATAGCAAATATAACATTTTTAAATGACGATTCTTCATTAATAAGAGTTCCGGAATCCCCACTTACTTGTGTAAGACTCTTAGACGTATCTTTACTTATCTTAGCTATTTGACTAATAAGTAGTGATACATTGAGCATAATTAAAGATATAGCCGCCATTCCAGGAGCTAATCTATCCCAAGGATTCTTATATGTAGAGAATATCATCATGGCGCCAACCAATTCACCAATCATCACTACGATGGGAATCAGCATTGCTATGCCATTTGTAATATTTTTATTATAATTAAATTCACTGGATATAAGTTTAAGCATTCCGGCAAGACCGCCCATAATAAGGCCTATACTTACTAATGCTGAAATTAATACTCCAACACCCATACCAATATTATCCTGGTATTGTTTCCAGAATAATGAGAAAGCTCCAAGAAGAACCACCATTATAACAGTTATAACAAGTAATGATCTGGTAACTTTCTTTAAAACTGATGCAACAGTATTGAAAGAATCTTCTTGTATTTTATTTTTATTAATATATCCACCGACAGCTGCTAATGAAATTATTAATTCTACTAACATGCTTGATATAAACATCATTACACCTACAACTGATCCAAGAACTATTGCCATTTGACCTGGACCACCGAGCTGTTTGTTTATAATTGCTAGTGTAGCCATTAAAGCTATCATAGATCCAACAATTACAGCTATAGATGTAGCTAAAGTAGTGAATATAATCTTTAAACCAGCTAAGCCAGTATACAATTTATTAAGATTTGTTCTAGTTTTCTGAACAACTTTTGCTAACACACTTGATGCTATCGTAAACGCTGCTACAGATACAACTAAAGTTAATATAACTGCTGAAACAAATTTCCAGTTTGTTATACTATCAAGTAAATTTCTGGCTAATTCATTATCTTTAATAATTCCTAAAAGAACTACCATCAGACCGATGCCAACTGAAAGGAGGGTTAAACTCAATATAACTTTCGACAAAGCGAATGAAGCTTTATTTATATAACCACTTACAATTGTCAATGCAGCAATTAATGCAACAAGAACCGTGATATCTTTTATACTTAATTGAGTAATCTTTGCTAGTCCGTCAGTAAGACCACCTTCGCCAACATTACCAACAGCTTTTATAAATAATTTAAGAGCATATGCGAAAGCAAATGTTAATAATGTAGCGGCACCCAATTTAGTTGTAAACTTACTAACAACCCATGAGAAGCCAATAATAGTTCCCATTAATAAAGTTAATGTAATTAATGATTTAGCAATTTGCTTACCATCTATTTCAGATAATATCTTCATAGATTTTGATAAAGCAATTAATGCAAAGCTAAAAGCAGCGATTGATACAGCTACTGTAGTAAAACTTAAAACTTTCTTAAATGCGCCAACTAATGCACCAAGTGCTTCCGCTTTACTTTTTAAAGCTTTCAATTTGTCAGTAACTGTGACAAGTTTTGAGAAAGCAATTATCATAGCTACGATTCCAGCTGTAAATATTCCGAGAATAATAGCCGATTGTTTTAAACCTTCAGGATTAAACGATCCTAATAATGTCAACAAAGCTAAAGATTTAGCGATATTAAATATTGCTTGACCTATTTGATCAAATGCTTCAGCCCATATTCTAGCTGATGTAGCTTTTAAAAATTGACCGAATCCTTCAAGAACTTCCTTAGCTTCACCAATAGTTCTCGATATATTAAATATAAGGCTTACTATTGCTGCACTAAAAGCAACTATAATAACATCCGCTAAACTTATAGATTTAGCAAAATTTAATATTGATTCACCAACCATTTTGGTAATACTTAAAACTTTACCAAATACTCCAAGAGCTGATTCAGCAGTATTTGAAGTTTTGCTTAATGAATCATCAATCTTATTAACAGTATGGAATGTTAAATCCATAGCGCCGCTAGGGTCTATGTCTTCTTGGGCATCTTTAAGCATTTTCTCATGCTGTGCCATTTCAAGCCATATATTACTGTTATTTTGAAGTTCTGCAGTAGTTTCACCAGCAACGGTTCTTCCAACTTCTCTAGATGCAGCTCGAACTTTTTTCAAACTTCTTTTAAGTCCGACTACAACTCCATCATCAAAGTCTTCGCCACCTTCAATACCAGTTTTAGCAGGTGAATGAGCATCTATTCCATGCTTACCTCTAAATCCGCCAACTAATATACTTCCAAGTCTAGAAGCAGCTTTCTCTACTACTGCGCCGCCTTGTCTAAGGCCTTTAGTAATACCTTGAATAAATGATTTTCCACCATCTTCACCATTTAATCCAAGTATAGAAGCAATATTTAAAGGATTTCCTTGTATAAATGAACGTACAACTTTTATTCCTTTATTTAAGCAATCTAATAAATATAATACTTTTTCAGCAATAAATTGTATAACTGCTGGTAAAGTTGTACCAATATTTTCAAATATACCTAAATTTTTTATAAATTCAATAACTGGACTTAGTGCTGAAACAATTACATCTTTTAATAATCCAATAGACTGAACTACTATAGATGCCAATGTCATAAATCCATTAACAATTTGAGTTAATACATTAGCAACTTTTTCCCATGTACCATGTCCAAATATCTCATCTATCATCTGTGGAATTAATGACAGATTGGTTATTATTTTGAAAATAGTTCTGATTATTGCTACGCCAAGAACTAATCCAGATAAAGCAATTTTAAATATAAATCCGACAGCTTTTGCAACAACCTTTAATGGTCTTAATAAGTTTGCTAAACTATCAGAAACAGCTTCAACTTCTTCATCAGATTTTAATAAATATTCTGAGAATATCTTTAAAGTTCCAGTAGCTTTTCTAAAAGCTATAGAAGCATTACTTATCTCTTTACCTTCTATAACAGTATATCCGATAAGTTTATCAAATGTTTTTGATATTATAGAAGCATTCTGTCCAAAAGCTTTTGAGAAATTTACTAATGAATCTAATAAATCTTGACGACCGCCAATAGCTGCCCACCATTCAAGTGCTTTATTTCTTAAATCATTAAAAGTACTTATTGTTTTGTCTAATGGCTTAGCTATATTTGTCCATAATTCCTTGGCTTTTTCAAGATCGCCAAATATAATTTTCCAAGTATCAGCCCATCCAGTACCAGCAGCTTCGGTCAAAGTGTCCCACATCTGAGAAAATGACTTAATCTCTGTTGCAGCTTTAAATGCTGTTGATGCTAATTGAGCTTCCCACTCTTCTATTTTTTCGCCACTTTCAAGTGTATATGTTACAACACCTGTTACAGCATCTTTAGTGGCCTCCAATGGCTTAGTTAAATCGCCATGAAGTTTTTCACCTGTTGCACTTACTTCATATAAAGCACCATCAATCTCTTTTATTGATCTAGAATACTTATTTAATGTCTCAATTATAACATCTGAAGTAAGCCATTTTTCAGATAAACTTCCTCTAAAATCTGAATATGCTTTTTGTGCTATTTCAGATTCTTTTGTAAATTTACCCATTTGGATAGCCGTTTCAATGAATGCTTTCTTCATTGTTCGGTTACCAATTGTGGAGTTCTCTAATGACTTCCAGTCAATAAGTTGCAAATATCCCAACTGCAATGACTGAGCCAAATTATAATATGCACTAAATAACTGCTGATTATTTGCACCAACTGTTGCTGCAGCAGATGATAAACCTTTAATAGCTGCTGTAGCCGGTTTCAATTCTACGCCAGCTGCTGCAAATTTACCAATAGCTTGGGTCATCTGACCGAAACTATAAATAGTTCTATCTGCATATTCATTTAAGTTGTTTAATGCATCTGTTACACCAGGTAATGTTTCATTTGATAAGTTTGATAATATTACCTGTGTAGAATTCATTTGCTCACTATATTCCCCGAAACCACTTCTTATTGGAGATATTGTGAATGCATTTAGAATATTTCGGCCCATAGCCATGGCTCTATTAGTAATGTTAGATATTGCTGTTATAGCAACAACTTCCATCGTTGAGAAACCATGTTTAAGACTCTCAACTGCCGTTAGAGCAGGATTTAAATTGAAATTTTTGGAACTTTTTTCAATATTTTCTAATCCCTTTGTTCCATTTGCTAACTGGAGGGACTTTTCAAGTTTTTTAAGACTTTCTATTGAGGCATCAATATTGGGGTCAAATTCTCGGTTATCAAACCGCATTTGAACGACTTTGTCTTCTACATCATAAGCCATTACTTATTGACCTCCTTCCATGCTTCCTTTGCTATTTCTTCAAATATCGGTTTCATAGTTGGATTAATATAATCAATTCCTTTTACAAAACCGCCATTTCTTGTCGCGTGACCATATTGTAAAACAACAGCTATAGGCACACCATCATTAAAATTAGAATTGGACCATGTTATGCTAATTACATCCTTATTTCTGTCAATGGTATAATACCATGAAGATGCTGTTTTACCAGTATCTTTAGGAGTAGCTTCAGCAAGGGCATCTACGCCCATTCGTCCATATTTATCAAGTAATCCCGATTTGAATACCTCTTTAATTTTCTCTAAATATGAGGTCGTTTTTTTAAATTTCGGAGAACAGGCGATAGTTACCATTGCTATGACTCCTTAATGTCCATATTTGGCTCTTCTTGCAGCATTCGCAGCTCTATACTTGGCATTTAGATCTTTTTTACTCATCTTTTTCGGAGATTGATTCTTTAATCCACATATTCGGATTAATGTAATCAGTCTGTTTAAATGCCATTTTTGACATTCAAATGGTATTTGAGCTGCAACCATCCAATAATATATAAGTTCACTGGTCATTTTTTCATTATTTTTTGTTTGACCAATTGACATCTTTTTGATGTTTTCCTCATTAAAAGTTGTAGCAGTCATTGGATTATCGATGTATTCCTTTATTTTATTCATTTCAGAAGATGGTATTGCATAGTAAACCATTGGATCAACATTTTGAGTTAATGTCATGCATTTAATATAATCAATAGTTTCTTCCGATGTTTTATGAGTATTTGAGTCAAGAAATACTTTATGCCATTTTGATTCCCATTTTGAAACCGAAACTAACGAATGCTCTAATTGAAGAGTTGTACCTTTTATTGTTATAAACTTAGAAGTTTTTTCGTCAAAAATATCACAAGGAGGTATTTTTATAGTTAGCATAATTTACCTCCCCAGATAATTATACCGTAGGTGTTGCTTTTACTTCATCTATTGCAACAACTTTATTTTCATGATTTTCGATCTTTTTCATTTCAGCAGAAGCAGCTTCAGCAAGATCCTTAGGAATTACGCCCATGAAGAATTTCTCCTGCTCTTCCTGACTCTGGATAAGTCTCATGAAGAGCTCTGAATAAGCTTCAGTTGTAGCAAATGCTTCTGATCTTTCTTTAGACTTAAGAAAATCTCCTTCAGGAGTTCTAACACCATATGCCTTAAGAATAAGCATCTCAAACATATCCATTATCTTAGCAGGATCTTCTGAATCAATAACGCTTCTTACATACTTATCAAATCCATCTTTATAGCTAAGCTGAAGTTTTGTGATTTCTGCTTTTGTTAAATTAAAATATAAATCTCTAGTAACCTGATTTCCGGTAAATTCGTCATTGTAAGTAACTTTTGTAGTGTACATAATAAATATCTCCTTTCAAGATAAAAAATATATTAATATTATTTTGAAAAATTTGAGGAGCTTTTTTTAGAGAGCTCCTCATAACTCTTAATAAATTATCAACCCTGTGCTGCCATCATAGAAATAATATCAGCAGGAAGAGGCATTACACCCTGAACGTCAGTCTCAGCTGTCTCACCCTTAGTTCCTCTAAGAAGTGCAAGAATAGCATTAAGCTTAGTCATTCCAGCAGTATCAAGTCTTGACTCATCAATGGTAACCTTAGCAGTAGGTTTGAATTCAACCTGCTTACCACCAATGGTAAGAGTACCAACATTTACAGGAATGGTATCTACCTCCCAGCTAAGAGAAGCAGGTTCGGGACTATCATTAACAGTCTCATAGTTGTGCTCAGAAGGAGCTGCAGTACTTCCGAAAATGAAGTGATGCTTATGATATTTCTCCATACCTTCAGTATCAGTACCAACATTTGATCTGTGATAGAATCCAAAGGTCTTTCTCTGCTGCTGTCCAACAGTTACACCAGGAACAGCCTCGATAGTACCATCACACTCGTCAAACTCTGCAGGAGAGTAAAGTGCCTCAATGGTATATCCGAAAGTCTCTGCTGCACGAAGCGAAATATACTTGATGTTATCAGCATAAGTGTCGTTAGCATCGGCACCTTCGGGAGAGTGGTTAACTGCTGTAAGGCCATTCCATGCTACACCATGTGCATAGTTATAAGTCTTGTCGCCAACCTTTACACCAACAGGATCGTAAATGAAAAGGATACCATGGTCTACACCGTTCTCATAATAACGCTCACCAGTTTTATCCCAGTCAATTAAAAAATTATCAGCCATTTATTTTTCCTCCTTGATAATTGTTAGAAATATACTGTGAATACAAAATGCCATAATCCATCAGAAGGATATACTCGCGAAAAGCTAGTAAGCGGTAGATATGTTAAGAATCTATCTGGCAATTCGCTATCCTTATTTTGATCAACTATAGTTATTTCGTAACATTTCATATGTTCATAAATTTTATTGTTAGCATATTTTGCTTGTATTTTTGACAAGGTATATATAATACAGGGATACTGCATTTTTATTGACTGCGGCGGTTGATAATAAACATTTCTATTACCCATGAAGCTAGTCAATTTCTCATGAAATTCAAGACGTGTGCCCATTATATATACCTCCCAATGATAATGTTAACCTTGGATGCTCAACAGATATGTTAGTTATTTTCCATTTTACATTCATATAGATAACATATTTAATATTGGTGAGGTTCTCTAAAATATATGGATCTGTTACTATAGACAGTTCATTAGAAATTGATATATCGTCATTAAGATCATTACCTCTTTCCCAACGTCTTGAAACTTTATTCATCTCACCATAGTAATTTCTTTCTACAGCGATGTCATCCCAAATACCAGGACTTGTTTCTTCAGTAACTATAAAACCTATTTTACCATACCATTTCATTTGAAAACCTCACCATTTTGAAAAAATCAATTATCATCCCTGAGCAGTAACTACTTCAAGAGCAATTGCTGAGTAAGGAACGGTTGTCATACCAGAAAGACGAGTCTCGATAAGATACTTCTCCTGGTTTACATCGATGTCGAAATCATCGAACATGGTAACCTGACCCTTACGATCAGTGCCTACTCTGTAGTCCTTAAGGTTTACAATAATACCTGCAAGCTCAACAGTGTTCTCGTCAGCATCACGTCTAGTAAGACCCTGGAATATAGGAACAGAAACAATCTTAGTTACACGCATAGCAGCAGCAAGTTCCTGCTCGGTCTCATAAAGTCTATGACCCATGCCATCCTTAAGAAGAAGCATCTGAGTGAGGTAATCCTCATTAGCATAAAATACAGTAGCACCAGATCCCTTATAGGTCTTCTTAGCAAGTACAGACTTGTCGATAAGCTTATCAGCAACTGTAGCATCAGTATCAGTAGCGCCCTTGGTAACCTTAGCCTTAATGGTGAAGAAATCTTCATCGGTCCAAATAGGCTTAATGCAAGCTTCATCAATCTTATCGGAAGCAGATGCAGAACGTCCATCACCAACAAGAATAGCTCTTGCTACTTCCTCATTAAGCATAGCCTTCATTTCAGCCTTAAGCCATACAACTACATCGAAATCAGTAATATCGATGATATCATTACGATCAAGTCTCTGCTTCTTGTAAACAGTAGTAGGAGATACAGTTCTCTTAGTAAGAGCGATAACCTCGTCTTCCTTATAAACTCTATTTCCTTCAGCGTCTACAAAGTTACCCTTAGCATCTCTACGAAGCTTGCCATTCTGATCCTTGTACTGAGATCCACCAAGGAAACCTTTTGCTCTTGCCTCATCTGCAGTAATATCTGCATAGATGCACTTAATTCTTGCAAAGAGACTCTTAGATACTGAGTTGAGTACCTCATCTACCCATGCACGATCTCTTTCAACCATAATAGGCTGATTTCCGACAGTCTGCTCCTCAGGGAACATTACGTCGATGTTGGTAATTCCATGCTGTAAGCATGCTGTCTTAAGACTGGTGCCTCTCTTCATATCTTCGAGTACAGCAACCATGTCGTCGTGAGAAAGAACCTGCTCGTCTTCTACACCATTGTTCTCAAATAAATTTCTAGCCATTTTGTTTCCTCCTTCAAAATCGTCTGAATGTTTGACGTCTTCTTTATCGTTTAAATTTTTAATAGTATCTGCAATTATGAAAGCTGCAACTTTCTTCTGCTTGTCGTTAAAAGTATCCCAAACTTCTTTAATAGTTTTTCCATTATCAGATTCTTCATGTGACAAAGTTTCCTCGAAATCGTCAGAATGCTGCAACTTTTCAAGTTCACTCGGATTTGCCTGCGCAATTGCAATGATAGCATACACGGCATCCTTCTGGTCATTGTTAAAAGATTCCCATACATCTTTTACAGATTCGTCAGTATCTGCATGTTCAAGATCCTCTTCCTTAGGTTTGTCTTCATCCTTATGGGGCTCTTTCTCAGAATCCTCTTCCTTAGGCTTGTCTTCAGTCTTAGGATCTTCTTCCTTAGGTTTATCTTCAGCCTTAGGAAGCTCTTTCTCAGAATCTTCTTCATTAGGTTTATCTTCTGTCTTAGGATCCTCTTTCTTTTTATCAGGATCCTCATCAGAATGCTTGATCTCTGAAGAAACCCAGCAAGGCATGCTATTAATAATGCTTTCATTATAAATAACAGCCTCTTCGTCTTCACCTTCACCATGAGCAATATTAATGGTATCAATAAGTGCACCGGGATTAGCTCCAGCAAGAACTAAACTAAGTTCTCTTATATTACCATGAATAACCTCATTACCATTATGCTTTAAATGATTAGCATAAATTGAAAGGTGCTTTAGATCGCCATGAAGAACTTCTTCTTTTGCAGACTGTCCCTGAGGAGTATTGTTAAATGCACAATATGCATATACTCCATCGTCTCGGTTTTCAAGTAAAGCATGACCAAGAACCTGTTCCACATTATCATGACTATGCATGTAAACAAGAGGAACAGTTGTTCCATCGTTTCCGATGAATGCATTCCGTTTAATGACTCTACCATCTGCACATAAGACATCATTCTTTGTGGCGTATCCACTAAAATCAAATCTTTTTGTAGCCATTTTGAATTTTTCCTCCTTAATTATTTGTAATTACTTAATGGCTGATCTAATGACTCTGAATTATTTGTATCTCCTTCATCATTAGTAGTCATTACAGGATTCTCCAATTGCTGATCTGATGCATTTAAATTCTTATTTCTAAGTTCATCTGCTCTAGGATCATTAACTGGTCTAAATCCAAGTAGAGATCTAAGTTCATTAGAAGATAGAATCTCATTTCTAGTCAACGTATCAGCTATATTAGCAAGATTCGTTGCTGTCATCAAACGGAAAGGTTCTTCAAAGAACATTATTGTTTGACCACGGGTTCGAGCATTTTGCGATATGAATTTTCGTGTCATTTCATTCGTTATTGCTGATAAAATTGGTTCTACAGTACCATTAATATAATTCAACATAACCTGCTCTGTAGCTGAACAATCAAATACACTTGAGTTTATACCTAACTGGCTGTATAGCATACTCGTCAAATATTCAACTTGTGACATTATGTTGTTTTCTACAGGTCGATTTAATTGAGTTATCTTTTCAGTACCATCTGTATATGCAATTCCATATTTGGAACCCGTTAACTGTTTTTCAATATCTTTACGTCTTGCTTCCGCTTGTGCTTTTCGCGAATCAGACTTAACTATATACGGAAGCTGAATTATAATGTCTAACTTACCAGCTCCTGATTGTTCGTCGATCGCATCTAATATATTTAGTTTTTTAATAAGCCTTTGCAATATAGAATTTCTATCATTCATAATTGAATATAATGGATTTTCTATTATTGCAACTGTTGATTTGGGCACCGTAACTTCTTCTTTTTGGCCACTCTTTTGATTATAAACTTTAATTCGTACATGTTCTGGAAACCATTCAATAACTGTTCCGCATCGCATATCTTTAATATCAAAAGACCCATTCTTTGGATCAAAATCAGTTTCTATAGGTGCCAAAACAACATGACCTTTATCCAGCATTGTTAGTACAGCATCTTGAATAAAACCTCTACCAGTTTGGTCGATATTAGCTGAAACTTTTAAACATTTATTTAATGATGAATCAACTTCTTCAATATATCGTCCGTTTGCATCTACTTTAGCATGTACTATTGGTCTTGCTGCTACATCAATAGCGATTTTATTATATAATGAATTAACTATTGATCGATCATTACCACCTGTTAATATTGGTCTATCTGGATGAACATAAGAACTTGGTCCATAATTTTGGTATCCTATATGAGTCGGGTCTCTTCCTAAAAATGCATTCCAGGCATGTGATAACCTATCTGTAAATGACATGTTTATTTCCTCTTTTTAGATTTTTTACTTTTTTTAGATGAATTTGTTCCTTGCGGTCCGGGAAGTAAATACTCGCTATTCCAGCTCTCATACCTTGTGTTATTTGGATTGTAATAGTATGTATAATTTCCATTATTTGATGATTCTGAATTATCAGAATTGTCATATTTATCATCTATTATTTCGCCGTCAACAGTTTCATATTTTTTGGTATCATCAGATTTATCTGTTGATTTATTTTTATCGGCCCGCATTGCACGCCATTTCTCTTCATTAAATGCCTGAACTTTTTCATCATGAGCTTGCTTACGTTCATTAAGCTTTGCTTCTCTATCAGATTTCTTTTTAGCTTCTGCTTTCTCTTTAAGATCATAAGCACTTAATCCATTAGTTACCATTGCTGCAACATCTGAACCAAATACCGCTTCTACTGCTTTACCTATAGCATTAACTTCTATATTAGTAAGCACTTTAGTTCCAGCATTTTTAACCGATGTAGCAGCGGCATCTACAGCATTATCTTTTAATTTTCGGATCAATTTATCTGTAGTATCTGTACCAAGAATATTACCCATTTCATTTTCAAGAAGTAATCGAGCTTTATATTCCCTTATATCATCTTCAGTCATCATTTTCATGTTTTTGTTGACGATTTTTCTAGCTCTTTTTACATCTTTTAAAGTAAAATTGGTTGCTTCTCGGCCGTCTTTTAATTTACCGCCTCTATAAGCAATGGCTTTTACAGTGTCATTTAATGGATAAGGAGGTCCATTTTCTACGCCCCATTTCTGGCCTTTAACACCATGATGGGAAAGATATGATTTATATATCATTTCTTTTTCCTCCTATTTTTATCATAAATGTAATTCGCCAGTTTTCAGACGTTTATTTAAATCTGCTGTCGTGGCACCTTCTGCTACTAAAGTTCCGATCATTGCACCTAAAGGACCGATTAAAATTCCACTATATGATCCAGCAGCATTTACTGCACCAGCATATTGTTTAGCAACTTTTCCTAATTCGTCCCCTAATTTTATGTTATCCATACTTTTAGCAATTGAATCTATCTGTTTTTCAACTGTATTAATATTCTTTAAAATATCTTTGTCATCGCTGTACTTGTCCATTAATTTTTGTAATTGTTTTTTACTTTTTTCAATAGACTTGTATGTTGCATCGTCGGTCAATTTTTTTGATCCTATTGCTGATGCTGAACCGTATGCAACTTTACCTTCTTTATTAAAGTTATCTTTAACTGTTTCATATACAGTATTTTTTACCTTTGAATTATCATACTTTTTACTAACTTTATTTAAAATTTTGTTAGCTTTCTTTTCAGCAGCTGTATAATCCTTAGAAGGTGAGAGTGGATAAGGAGGTCCATTTTCTACACCCCATTTCTGGCCTCTAATACCATGGTGCATTAGGAAGTCAAAATCATTCTGAGGAATATAAATAAAATTACCGTCGGAATGCTGTATATTATTTTTCAGCCATCCTTTAGCAGCTGCAACCTCTTGTTTATTTTTAGAAGTTTTAACTATTTGTTCGGCTTTCCAAATCTTTTCAAGTTTTTTGAACTTTTCAGCAGATTCATTATTTTGGAAAACCAATGGTAACCAGTCAGGATGTTTCAGTACTTCTTCATAAGATTCTCCGCCCCAAACCCAGTTACCTTTATCGTCCTGGAGGCGGCCATCTTTTCTTGTTATATTAGCCATTTTGAATTTCTCCTTATTTAATATGATTTAAATTCTTTTTCTAAATCTTCTAATTCCCATTTAGCTTGCTGTTGTTCATCTTGCAATTCTTTCAATTTATCGGCATATTGTTTATAATACCAATGGTTGTCTGAATAAGCTGATTTTGCATCTGGATATTCTTTAAGAATATTATCCACTTTTCGTGAGTAAACATCTATTTTTTCTTGCAATGTATTATTTATTAATTCATTGTAGTAATTTATTTTACTTTGTAAATCTTCTTTTTTCTTTCCTCTTCCCAAAGTATGATCATAAATATATTGCCAAGAACCATTTTTCCATTCTCTCGATGTATACTTATGACCCGCTACTTCTTCGCCTTTTTTAGCATGACATAATGTATCTGAAAACCCCAAATCATCATGTTTAAGAGCTCTTAATTTAGATGGCTGAGTATATATGTATTTATAATTCATAATTTTGTTCCTCTTCATTATTTAAAAATATTTAACTATTTCCATACATTAACTTCTGTAAATTTGTTATCGTTTAATCTTATAAAATTAGGTTTAAATACTTTTATAGAACCATCTAATTTTGATATTAAAAAAGAAGAATCAAAATATATAGTGGCTTTTGATTTTAGATCTTTATCCAATGGAATTGTACTAAATAGATAATATTCTTTATTTTCAGTGCATCTATTTGCTTCTAAATTTGGAAACTTTTTCTTTAAAATTTTATATGCATCTTTTGGTGTTATTATCATATAGGCCTCCATGGATTATCATCATCTAAATAAAATTTATTTATATTTGTAGTATTTAATTCTAGATTATCAGATCTGAAAACATATAATTGAGCTGTTAGCATTAACAAACTTTCTACACTATAAGTGTCTCCGCCTACCTGTTCGCCAGTCCAAAAATTATAAGTTGGTGGTGTGTATTTGGAAGATCTATTTGAATAATATATATCGTTCGATTGAGTATCTCTAATCACTACTTCGCCGTCTATTATTTCAAATATCATACTGTGTCCACCACCGTATCCTAGTTGTGGGTTCCAAGAAACGCCTACATGACCATATGATCCCTCCGGATATATAGTAGCCAATGTATCTTCTATGTTATAAATATCTTGTTCGCTATAACTTTTATGTTTAGCAGTAATATTCGTAAAATCTACTATTTTTGGATCTTTATACCAACTTAATATTGTTTCATCTGTAGCACCACCATTTAAATGCTTAGCATCAGCACTACTATATCCGCGATTTAATAGATCAAAAGTTAAACTACATGATGCACAATTTATTTCATAATTTATATCACTATCATTTGGATCATAATTTGGATTTACTTGTTCTTGTATTTCATTTCTATTCTGTATTGGTTCTACAGCATATGTATCATTTTGATCAAGAAAAGCGTCTTCTATCAAAGTTCTTAAATCATACTCTCTAGTTTGTCCACCAATACGATAACTTACTTTATCATAATCAAACGGCAAATTATCTAAAAATGACTCGATATCTTTTAATGCTTCTGTTCTTCTTTTTCGCCGTTCATAAGCTTTTCTCTCTTCTTCTGCTCGCTGTCTATCTTCTTCTATTAATTTTTGAATTTCTTCTTCTATTTTATCATCAACTTTACTTCTGTTAGATTCATAAGATTCTTCGATAGCTTTTCTTCTTTCTTCTTCATTGATAGGTTCATTATGCTTATCTATAAGGTACATACCCAATAAATATGCCGGCCAAGTTCCAGTTATAATACTCACAATTGAAGGTATGCCATCCCAATTATCATTTAAATCTCGCAGAAAATTATCGGCTTGCCAATACTGAATTTCATCTTCTACAACAACATCTCTAATTCTATTATTAGTAGCTTCAGTTTGTGATGGTGTAAGTGTATAACGATTTTGTATTGTCTCAGTAATTATAGATTCTTTATCTGAATTACTTAATACCTCTTTTGGTGTTAAGTTAAATAATTTATTATATTGCTCTTTTACTTTTTTATCAGTTTCGTTTCTTATCTTATCTAATTGTTTAGAATTTTGTTCTATTTTATTTTGAATGTCATCTTTAGAATTAGATATTTTATCAGAGATATACTCTTTTGATTTTTGAAAATTTTCCTTAGAGTTATTTTTTAAATTAGAAACTTTAGAGCTAGCTTCTTCTGCTGTTTCTTTAACTTTATTAGCAGCATTTTTAATCGTATTATATGTATATTGCCATTTACCTTTTACCCATTCACGAGACTTATACTTATGATCATCCCAAGTCCAATTTTTATTAGCCATTTTGAATTACCTCTTTATCTTAATCCCATTAAGTTTTGTATTATTGCTTCCATGGGCATGTATCATTTGGAAATCTCTCAACTATACTTCTTTCAGCTAAAAGATTTCTATCACCATAATGTATAGCTTGATGTGTATCATTACTAACGCATATTAGATATTCAGGATTCATTAAATATATAGATGATTCTTCTATATCATCTACAGTTATAGGATTCATATGATGGATTATGATTTTACCATATATCTCATAACCTTCTACTCCAAGGTCTCGGCCCATATCTCGATTAATAACTCTATTCCTTACACTTCGCCACAAACTCGATTTGTAAAAGTTTTGATTTAAATATCTGTCATATCCAAAAGTTTCAAAACCCACTTTTCCTTTAAGTTTTAAGTATTCAAATCGTTCTTCAAATGTAGGAAGTTTAATTAATTCTGAATATGTCTTAATCATAATATTCATCCTCATCATTAAGGCCCATAGAATATCCTCTAAAAGCAGCTAAAGCTTCTTCTGCAGTATTACCGCTATTTTGAGCTTTCTGCATTTGCTCTGCCTTAACATGTTCAGATGCTATTTTAGCTCTGACATATTCATTTTCATTTTGTTCTTTTTGTGAACCTAACTTAAGAAAATAGCATACTTCTTGTGAAGTAGCACTGCCATCTCGTAATCTTTGCATTGCTAAATTCATAGCTAATGCTATACAAGTTTTTTCAGCATCTTCTGGTGATGTAGGTGCTGGCATAACTTTTGGTCCATTATTAGGCATGTTTTTCGGTGATCTTGCCATGTTTTTACTCCTTTCAATATACTTTTGATGCTCTTTATATGAAGTCTAAGTAACTTTTGTATAACTTTATATCACATTAAAATGCAATACCTCTTGAAAGGAGCTCTGGTTCACCACGCCAGATTTTTTAAAAAGCACCTAGACCTCATATAAAGAGCATCAAAAGTACTTAATAAATCAAGATCTATAAAGTTTCTTAGCGCTTTCAAGTTTGTTCATTTCATCTTCATAAGCTCTAAGAATTTCTTTATACATCTTATTATACTCCTCTTCGCTAATATCTTTAGACTGCTTCATAGAAGTGAACATTTTTGTTAAACAATTTGCATGTTCAACTTCTGTTTCAGCCATTTTATAGAATTTCTTGGAAATTGTAGGATCTTTTCCTTTCCATTCTAATGCTTTAGCCATATAGTCATTAGCACCTTCAAGTTCTTCTGTTATATGATCTACTAAATATTCAGGTTCTGAAACATTATCATTCATATAAATAGAATTTTTGAGCATTCTATTATAAGTATCAGAGTCTGCATCACTTGTTCTAAATCCTATAGGATTTGTAGTCATACGAGGTCTAAATTTATAATAAGGTACTATATTATCAGGATTATTTGGAAATGGTGTCTTATCAGTAGGTGGTGTATATCTTGAATACTCTGAATTCTCAGGCCAATAATATCTAGGATCATAAACTGGCATATACATAACCATTTGTTGATCGTCCGGACCTTTGCTAGGATCTATTACAGGCATAACTGGAATTCCATAATATGGAGGCTGTTCATAATTGGAATTTAGGTTTCTATTTGGATTATTTGGATTATTTTGATTATTACCGGGAATATTTTGCTGATTCCCATTTTGATTGTTTGGCATAAGATCCATTTTCGTTTCTCCTTTTCTTTAATTGTGTTATTAATGTTCTATTAATATTCTATTTCATTTTTATGTTGATTATACCATTTCTTAGCGGCATTTAATTCATTCGTTAATTGAACCTTTTACTCGTCTGTTAACGGATCATCATAGTAATAATGTTCTTGATTATTTATTGCCTAGAAAATATATGTTTATATTCTGAATTCAGTGGTGAATATTTCTTAATTTCTGTTATATAATTAAATTCAAATTCATCCATTGGAATGTCATTATTATCATTAAAATTGAAACTCGCACTGTCCCGGTCAAAAGATCCCAAAACTTTAGATCCATTTCGATTTTGTAAATTTGCTACCTCTGCAAACATATCATCTGCAAATTTTTGAAAATCTTCTGCTTCTTCTACCATTTTTCTATAATCATTATAATCTTTAAGCCATTGAGCTCCTTGAGGACTATTTAAATTGCCAGGCCTATTATTTTTTAAATTTTCGGCTTTTATTTGAACTTCATGCCAAACTGTTTTTACAGCTGTCATTAATTCAAATTTTACATGATTATAACTAACTTCACCTTTTTTTGAATCTATGTATCCATTTTTATATTCTTTCTGAAGTTTTTCATATGTTATATCTCTAGTAAATTGTGCATTGTCTTGAATTTGTTTTGCTTTATCTATAGACTTATCCATTGAAGCATTAAAATTTCTATTTTTAGCTTCCTGAGCAGATTCTGAACGATTAGATGAAGTATCTTTCTGTTTATCAGCTGACCCTTCATCGCCATAATTATAAACCCAAGAACCATTTTTCCATTCTCTCGATGTATACTTATGACCTGCTACTTCTTCGCCTTTTTTAGCATGACATAATGTATCTGAAAATCCTAAATCGTCATGTTTAAGAGCTCTTAATTTAGACGGTTGAGTATATACATATTTATAATTCATATTTTTGCTCCTCTTCATTATTTAAAATTTTCAATTATTTTGTATTCGTCACTTAAATCTATTTCTATAGGATACGGCGGACCATATAAATGTTTTTTTGATTCCATATTAGAAGTCCTCCTTATGTAACTTATATGATATATATGCATCCATCATAGCTGCAACATTATCAATTTTTTGTTCATGTCTTCTTTTATAAAGTTTTCTATTACCATTTGTATCTTCAAGAGTTATACAGTTAGTCATGGCATAAGACATAAGAGCTTCATCAAATCTAAGAAGCCTTTCCTCTGATAAAATCTTTAACTCTCCAAGAGGAACTGATTCTGTTTTTGCACCTTGAATAACTTTCTCAACTCCATAAGGAGAATTCTCCCTACACCATCTATCCACAAATGCTTCTGCATTATATGGGTCATATCCAAAGCATCTAATATCATAATCATTATCTTCTATGTATTCATCAAGATCGTCATATACGTCCATCATATCAAGAACTGGTGTATCCATGACAACTAAAGTTCCTTCTTTAATGAATTCATTGTATTTAATTTTAGCAGCACCTGGAAGTCGTCCATATGTAATAGATGAAATATAACTTCTTGTCTTTATACCGAATGCATCGCCATTTAATGGAAATAAAAATGTAAATGCACAGAAGTCATCTCCTTGCGATAAGTCAGCACCTAAAGCACAAGACATTCCTCTATAATATCTCTTTTTATGAGGTTGTGTTTCAGCATAGGTAAAGAAATATGTAAATCCCTCCATAGGAATTCCAAATCTTTTAGCAAGAATATCATTTCTTGATGCTGGAGCATTTTCAGCTCTTTCAACATCTAATTGATAAGCTTCCCATGCGTCTAAAGCTGCTATATTAGGATTTGCTTTCTCCCACATATCCTGATTAGCAACTTCTTTAATATCATCTAATTTATAATAGAAAATTGCTACATTATATGGATCATATGGTTCATCTGGATTAAGGATTTGCTTTAATTCGAGTTTGATTGTATCGCCAACACCATTTCGAACTGTACCTTCAGAACTAGCAGCTACTATTAAATAATTTGAAATCTTAGCAGCACCTTGCTCAATGGCACCAATAACATCTTCTCTTGTATCGCCAGAAAGCCACTCATCAACTGTAGCTATTTTACATCTTAAACCCTGTAATTTGTCAATTGTCATAGGTCTAACTTCAAGTATAGACCCTGTTAAAAAGTTTTGAATGCCTTTTTTAGTGCTTGCTAACTTAATTCGATCATTTCTATTTCCAGTTGTATTTTGAAGAGAACCTTCAGTTAAGAAACTAAAAAATGGTCCTCTTGCACGAGTTATAGCTGTCCTAATAGGAGCCATGACTTCTTCTGCTTGTTTCATTGTTGGAGCCGTAGTGATTTGGCTCGTTGTTTTGGTATCACAAACTAAATAATATGCTTGTATGAAAGATAAAAATAATGATTTAGCAGCACCTCTGGCTACTATAAGATAAAACTTATTAATAAGTCTTTTCTTCTTTTTTCTTTTTATAAATCTTCCACCAGCACGATGTTCATTTGGTATATATACTTGAACATCCGTAAAGTAATACCAACCAAATATTTGTTCTCCCCAAAGTTTAAATGAATCTAATAATTCAACATCAGATCCATCGGTAAGTGTCATTTCTTTTTCACAGAAGGAAACCCATCCATTAATAGCTTCATCATCGTAGTAGTATCTTGGATCAGCTATAAGATTATCTATACGATTCATTTGCATAGAAATCTCTTCACATACTTGGATTTCGTTTCTTAAAACTTTTCTTCGAAATTCACCATAATACTTTGGGGTTGCAGTATTTGATAGCATAAAACTTTCACCTTCAAGAGTATTAAAATGGAAAAAGAGAGGTAAGCTTTGAAACCTACCTCTCCATTTTAGTTAGGCGATCATGCTCAACCAACTACAGTAGCAGTTGCTGCAGTTCCGACTGCCGGTGTACCGGTGCCAGCCCAAGCAACCCATCTTCCAAGCTGCCCAAGAATTGTCTGAGTCTGATTAGTATTATCAATTGTATTCTGATATACAACATTACGTCTCTCAGCCTCATTAAGACGATCCTGAAGCATCTGAGTCTTGATATCACAGCAGCACTGACTAAGCTGTGCAGACATCTGCTGCATCTGAGTGCTAAGAGTGTTAGTCTGATTGGTAATCTGCATACCAAGGCTATTAAAGCCCTGAATAGCATTAATCAGATTAGCATTATTCTGTGACATCATAGACAGGTTCTGGTTACTAAACATGTTAGCAATCTCAAAGAGATTACTCTGCTGTCCAGAAAGAAGATTACTCATCTGTAACTGAGTTGTCTGTGCTGCCTGACTAGCAGCAAGATCTCCTTCTGATACTCCGCCAGGGAATCTACCCATTCCACCCCAGCCGCCGTTCATCATCATGAGGGCAAGGATAAAGAAAGCAAACTCTCCGCCGCTTCCTCCAAATCCCCAGCCACCATTTCCACGGTTGCCGTCTGTCATAGCAGATACTGCAAGAGCATCAGATCCTGTAAGACCTCTCTCATCCATCTGAAGGTTTCCTCCTTTCATAAAAATTTTATATAGGCCTTAATAATGGCTCTACATAATCTTCATTTGGGATTTTAATTGGTTAATAAACTGTCCAATCCCTAATTGATTGTAGCCATGATTAAAAGCTACATCCATGAAAGCTTTCTTAGGATCTCCTCCAGCAGACATAATCTGATCATATGTCTGTTTAATTATTGGATTCTGATTCATTTGACTTTTGAGCATACTCATTGGATCTTGAGTCCCCGTTAGGCCGTTGTACATGTTTCTTAGCATAGTTATTTGATCCTGTGTAAGATTGGGCATTTGAGGAGTTGTTGAGGGAATTTGTGATTGCATTGGTGAGGTCCCGAATAGACTGCTGGACATTTTCTATTTCTCCTTTCAGTTCTCTTATTTCTTCTTTACTAGCAAATACATCTTCAGGTTTCGGTTCAGGTTCTTCATAAAATCTATACCGTACTATTGTTTTATTATTGTTAATATCTGTAGAAATAATATAGAACAAATCATCACTATCATCAAATACTGCCATTCTAGAATTAGCTCTTGTTAGAACTGCTCTAGCTCCACTCATTCCAGAAACTTTTTGAAGATCTGTAAGAAAGCCGGTGTTAATTGAATTTGCAGGATATAAGTCCATAGTGTACTCCTTTCAAGAAAAAGTAAATGCAGATTATGTTGGAATGCCAGCAGCATCTGCATCTGCTTTATAATTTAAACGCCATTCTATTTCCTTTAATAAATTTTCAGAAGCTTGCATGGCATTTGGTGTAAATGATGCTGGATCAAAAAGCATACGAGTTTTAATTTTTACATAGTCTTTAATTCCTGAATAATTATTATTTTGAATTATTTGATCCCATGTTTCGGAACCGTCAACTAATCTAAACTCACGTGCTGGATCACCAATACCCATTTGGTTAAGCATCATAAGTACAGTATTAATATGTGACATTAATTGGTCATCATATGCCGTAACTTCTGAATCTGCGGAAATACCGCAGTATGCTTTGACACTTCTTAAAATATTATCATCTAATTCTGCCATATATTAATACCTCATAAATTACTACTTCAAGAAATCTACATTCACGTACTCGTTATCCCCAATCTTAGCATAACCATCTACATACTCAAGAACATTCACCTCTGCTCCAGAAGGAACTGTTCTTACAATGTTTGCACTGGCATTAGGCGCTACCCTTACATTCAAAAGTGCTGGAATAACAATTCTTTTGTCAACAACTTGAGCTATATCATTAACATTCTCGATTGGAGCTTCAGCGACAGCAATCGGCTCTTCGATCTTCTCATCAGCAATCTGAGAAGCCTCTTCAACAATTGATTCATTTGAAACCGGACTCATAGGTTTTTCTACAGGTCTTGCATTTGAATAATTTGTATATGTCTTTTTAAAATTTTTATTATCCATTTTTTAAATTCTCCTTTAAACTTAGTAATCTTGTTACGTCTTTTTCAGTATGTCCATCCCAATGTTTACCAACTGGAAGAACTTTGCAATTAAATATCTCCCAATATTTATCTGTCTCATAGTGATAAGTATAAGAACCTTCTGGAGTATCAATTCCAACTATGAACCAATCGCCATTTTTATCAAAGCAATATTTTCCATCTTCATGTTTTAGTGATTTCCATGAAATATTTTTATTAAGATTTACAAGAGCTGCAAAAAGTATTGCTCGTTGATGATATAATTGATCAAATGTGTGATACCCATCACTTACTGATCCAGCATCTTGAACATAGATTGCTTCCATATTAGATCTCCTACTTGTTGATTGTTGGTTTTTGCCATATTGGGATAAGCAAACCTGAAAACCTTTTCAAATATAATTCCCCCGGGGATTTTTTTAAG